TCAGGGTCTGAGCCGGCGGACGTCTCGACGGGCGGTGTCCATTGTCTCGTCGAGGTCGTCGTAGTCGGCTTCGGTAATGGTGCCCATCCGTTGTCTGTGCAGCACGGTTTCGATCGCCTCCAGCACGAAGTCCATCGCGTCGAGGGCCTGAACGAGGTTGTTCTTGCACTGGTCCCGCGCCTCTTCGGCCAATTGCCGCGCGGCCTGAGCGCGGTCGGCTTCCTCTCGAGCGCCGCGGATGTTCGCATCGCCCACTGAAAGGTCAGTTGCGACGTCCGTCGATCGGGCTTCCGAGCGGGTCTTCCGGGCATCGGCGCGGGCCTTGATCCACGAGACCAATATGGGGGCGGCCACCGACACGAAGATGGTGACGGCCCACTGCACGCCAGGGGGGACTTCGGTCACCACGTCTCCGGGTGCCGAATCATGTTCAGCACCAACCCAGCACGGACCAGGCATCCGATGCCGGCGCCGATGAAGATGACGCTCATGGTGGTGGTCCAGGATCCGGTGACGACAGCGCGGGGGATGTCGAGGCTGTAGTAGCCGAGGGCGGCGGCGCTGCCGATCATGCCGACCAGCTCCAGCTTGGCGCCGCGTGGTTCGCGGCGGATCCACGCCGAGGTGAAGCACGCCGCCGCCGAGACCAGCAGCAGCACCGAGAACAGCAGGCTTGACCAGTCCGGCATCTCGCGGAGCACCTTTGATCCGACGGTTCCGTGGGTGAACTGCGCCCAGAGCTGAGCGCCTGATAGCGCCGCCGCGCAGCTGAACACCCCCAGCACAAGAGGGTGGCGGGCGTCGCGCCAGCGGTTACGCACGCCGCACCCACGCCCACACTGTGGTGACGTGGCGGTGGAAGCGGTCCCAGATCTGCGGGTCCTCATCCTGGATGTGCAGTTGGTACATGGAGGCGAAGGCGACCCAGGTCAGCATCGACAGCGGGTTGACCAGATTCAGTGATCGGTCATCGAAGAGGTCGGCGGCGAAGGCGAGCAGCGCGGCGACGGCCAGGGCGATGAACCACACGAATCCGATCCAGGCGCCGAGCATGTGAAGGCGGCGGCGGCCGCGCATGAGACCGCACAGCAGGGCCGTGCCGCCGGCGAGGATGACCGCTCCCCAGGTCGCCGGGGACCCGGGCACCTCCAATGCGAAGGACCATGCGGCGGCCGACCATCGCGCCTGGCCGGACTCGACGTGGCTCGCGATGATAGTGCCGCCAAAAGCAGTGGCGAGCCATCCGAGGAACCGGCCTTCGCGGTCGACGATCTCGGCGCGGCCGTCGGCGGAAGTCACCGCCTTGGCCAGGGGTTTTCCCACCGCGTGCCCGTCGTCGGGTGCTGATACGCGGTCGGTGGCAGCTGCACCTCGGCGCCACCGTCGTGAGCGATCACCGTCTCAGGTACCAGCACGGTGCCCTTCGGCGCGTACGGCACCTTGTAGATGCCCAGCCAGGTCAGCACCAGGATCACCAGCGCGATGACCGTCGGCCACGGCTGCGGCAATCCGGCCGCCGCCTGGGTCACCCACGGGATGACGTAGGCCAGGGCCGCGCCGATGACGCCCACCCACGGCTTCCACTTCGTCGGGATGATGCCGGAAAGGTCGATCTGCGGTCTGGTCACGAGTTAACTCCGATCTTGGCGTTCAGGATGGTGGCGAGCGTTTCGAGGGTGGCGCGCAGCTCCGGTGACAGGTCCGCGCCGAGGTCCATCCCTTCAAGCGCATCGACCAGCTGCCCAACGCGTTGCCCGGTCGTGCCACTCGGCCCCGGCGCGGCTTGCGGCTGGGCGGGGCCCGGCCGCAGTGAGGATGCAGCGTCGTGGACCGCGGTGGTCACAGCGGCGACCACCGCGTCGGTGTCAGGCGGCGCGGAAATGCTGCCGATCGTGACCGGCGCTGCAACAGCAGGATTCGTGACCTCAGCGAGGATCGCCTGAGCGATCTCCTTCTGCTCCTGGGTCCGCCCCGGGTACTTCGCCAGATCCATAGTGGCGACCTCTTCGAGGTCGGCCAACGCGTTCGGACTGCCCAGCTCAGCCATCAGCTTCATGAACGGCACGTGGGTGTTGCCGTCCATGTAGCGCAGGAACCGCACCAGCGGTGCGATCTTGCCTTCGCCGGGCTTACGCAGCGGCGACAGGGACTCGGTGGGCTCAAGGAACGCATCGCGCAGCTCCTTGATCCAGCGTTCGGCTTCAGCGCTCAATTCGTCGTCTCCTCGGTTGTTGAGTCGCGCGGCGACATCCGCGCGGAAGATGTTGGGGTCGATGGCGCCGGGGTCCCATTTGCCTTCAAAGGTGGCGGGGTCGCCACGGTCGTATTCCTGGTGAGTGGCGGCGCGGTCTGCGCCCCAGCCGGTTTCGCGGAGGATCACCGCGACGAGGCGTACGTAGGCGTCGTACTGAGCATCTGGCCACGACGACCGGTGCGGCTGGCCAGGACGGCCGCCGCCGTCGTTGGCGGCTTCGATGCCGATGGTTCGACGATTGCCGGTGTTCTTCGGCAGCCACGGGAGCGCGCCGGTGCCGGCGTGGTTCGCACACCCGGCGGCGACGAGAGTCACGGTGCCGTCACGGGCGAGGTGGATCTGCGACAGCGGCCCTCGCAGATCCGGGCGACCGTTGGCGATCGACGCTGCGGTGGCGTTGTTCGATCCCGTGTGGTGCAGGATCACCCCGGAGATCTCATCGAAGTTGTTGCCGTTGCTGCGTTCCCGCCAACCGGGGTGTTCAACGACCTTAAGGCCTTCGGCACGCAGCGCGTCGGCGAGCCACACGGGGTTGCCGCGGCGGCGTGCGGGCGGGGCCGCTGGCGGCGCCGGGGCAGGCGGTGGTGGTGCAGCGGTACCGGGCTCGCGGGCGCCGGCCAGCCATGGCATCGGATCTTGCTTGGCCTTCGGGTTGTACTCGCGCGGCATGTAGGACAGGTGCAGATGCGGTGCGGTGCCGCCGTTGGTGCGGGAGTCGGGGTTGATATGCCCGATTCGTTGGCCGGCCTCGACGCGCTGGCCCTTGGCGACCTCACGGACGATGTGTCCGTACTCGGTGCAGCCACCTCCGTCGGCGGCTGGGTGATCGATCACCAGCCACCCGGCTGGGTCCGGGCCGCCGTAGCCGGATGCCGCACCCGCGTGAATTACCGTGCCACCCTGAATGGCGTAGACCGGCATTCCGGCGGATCCGCCGTCGCGGCCGAAGTCGGTGCCGTAGTGGAAGCCGCCGGATCGGGGCCCGAACGGCGAGGTGACCTTTCGCCCCGCGCCGAGCGGCCAGAACTTGCACTTGGACGGCGCGGGTGCGGGTGGCGCCGCCACACCTTTGACGTTGTTGTATACGTCATTCGCGAGTTGCCACCACTTGGCGTAGGCATTCGGGAACGAGGAACCCTGCACCTTCTGGGCCCAGTTGTTGGCCTCCTGCGCATTGGACGCGCGGTAGGGGTATCGCCTCAGGGAGGTCATGAACATCTTCGTGGACTCGTAGAGGTCCATCCGCTGCGCTGCGGTCCCCCACCAGGGCGGCTGCTGCTGGTAGTAGCCCGAACTCTTGCTGTCATCCGATGTTGAATCATGCTGATATTCCAGCGTTTCGGGGTCGCCTGTGGGATTGGCGGGACACCAGAACTCCGGGATCCTATCGCCGGTCTCGTCGTCGCCAGCCTCCTGCGCGACGGTCATCCCCGCGATGATGCAGGCGCCCTTCTTGTCGGGCATCGCAAGATCGTCGGCCACGCGCACGATGACCTCCATGACCTGCTCGCGAGACCGTAGCGGCCGCTCTGCGAACCACGTGAAGGCCATCAGCGGCCACCCAGCCCGAACGGCAGGCCCTTGCGGATGTTGTCGAAGATGTCGTTGACCATGCCGATCGCGTCGTCGGCGGCCTCGTCGATCTGGGTGTTGTCGAAGACGGCCTTCACGACGCGCTCGGCCATCGCGGCGGCCATGTCGGGTAGCCGTTCGGCGAGCATGTCCAGGGCCCGGTCGGTAAGGACGTCGAGCTTGCGTTCGAGCACCGGTGCTACGTGCGCGCCGATCGCGTTGCCGATGCTGGCCAGGAAGCCTTTGGGCTGGGCGGGTTCGGGGTTGGTCATGGATTCTCCTTGAGTGGAGGTGGTTCGGCTTCGGGGTGGTGGCACTCAGCCATGGCGACCATCACCCCGAGCCCGAGTCCGACGATGAACGTCGCCGCGCACAGGGAAATCAGGGCGGCGACGCTGAGGGTCATGCGGTGGCGTCGACGACGCCCACGCAGAGACCGACATACAGGAAGCCCATCCCCAGGGCCACGCCGGCGACCGCGGTGGCCGCGGCGATGGCCAACGGCTTCCACGGCGCCGGCGGCTGCAACCCGAACGCGCTTGTGTACCAGCGGCGCTCACGCATGGTCGGTCACTTGATCAGCCCTGACTCCGGGTCGTCGGGCCCGGGGCGGTCCTCCGGGGTGCCGAACGGCTCCGCGGGCCGCATCCCCAGCTCCCCCGCTTCGGTTGTCTCCGGTTCGGTAGCGAGGCGCGCGGCGTGCTCGCGGGTCGACTGCTTCTGGGATTCGGCGATGGACTGGCCGATCTTGCCGAGCAGGTCCCCCCACCCGGGGCCCGGCTTCGACGCTGCCGGCGCCGCGGCGGCGGGGACGGCGGCGATGTGCTGGTCGACGCGCTCGGCAATGACCTTGGCCAGCTCGGCGCGGTCGAGGTCGTCGTGCTTGTACAGCAGGAACTCGATCTGCTCTTGGGTGGTCAGGATGCTCATGCGATCAGTCCTTCGATGAGGGCGGCCAGGTCGGGGCCGATGACGGGGATGGCGGAGATGAGGTTCAGCAACAGCTGCACGGCGAGGCGGAGGACGTCAGCGAGGACGTCGAGGATGACGTTCACTCCGACGGGGCTTCCTCGGCGGGGGCGTGGGGGGCGATGCCCAGGACGGGCCAGTCCGCGACGGCGGCCGTGGCCACCCATTCGCCGCCGATCGATCCGATGGGGCAATAGGTGATCCACGCCATTGTGTCGTCGTCGGGCGCTTCGCCGCGCACCGCCACCTTGTCGCCGTCCGGCGATACCCGGACTTCCTGGCCGCGGGCCGGGTCGTGGGCGTCGACGATGACCGCGACCGGCCAGGACTCGACCATGGCGGCGCCGACGGCGCCGCCGCCGTTGTAGGCGTTGGCATAGCCCCACGCCCGCGGCGAGGTGTCGGGCAGGTCGCCGCGGATCGCGGCTGAGTCGCCGTCGGGTGCGAGACGGATCTCACGTGTCGTCATTGAAGTGTGTCTCCCTACTGTGCGGTGAATCGTTGGTCGGATGGGTCTACGAGTTCGAATCTGGTGCCGTCGAACAGGATTCGCTTGCCGAACACCTCGCTGATGGGCCAGGAGACCGTTTCGACGGTGACACCTTCGAGTTCAAGGCAGATCTCGTTGTCGAGGTCGGCGGTGGCAAAGATCTTGCCCACCAGCCCTTCCTGGGCGTTGAGCCATTCCATGAGCGCGCCGATGTCGGCCCAGGAGTCGATCTGCTGGTACTGCACCTGGGTGGACACCGTGATGGTGGATAGCGACATCGGACTGTTTCTCCTTCTAGGTGAGGGCGTTGTCTCGCACGGTGAGGTCATCGATCAGGCCGCCGTTGAGGAAGGTGGAGCGGGTGATGCGCATGCCGCCGTAGCGGAAGTCGCGGCCGTGTTGGGTCAGATTTCCTGAGTCGGTCCAGGACAGCCCGAACGTCGCGCCCTTGCGGCGAGCGAGGTAGATCTTGGTGTCGGGGTCGTACTCGACCGAGTATTCGCCGCTACCACCGGAGTTGACCGATGCTCGCTGCGTCAACGAGTTCCACGGCCCCGAGAAGATGCGGCACACGCCGGCAGCGACTTCCAGGAATACGATCTGTGACCAATCCCTGGCTGCGCAGATGATCAGCCCGGCGCGGGCGCCGGAGACGGCGGCGGCCAGCTCCACGCCGTACACGCCGCCGGAGACGAACATGCGGTCGGAGTTGGTGGGGGTGCCGACGATGGCGTTCTGGTTGCCGTCGGTGGTGCCGCCGTAGGTGACCTGGCCGTTGAAGATCGCCAGGCCGCCGGTGGACGCCTTCCGCTCGTAGGTCGACCCGAGGTTCTTGCGGTTGAAGTTGTCGTAGTAGGTCATGTCCTGGATCGACGCTGACGGATCGGCCATGAAGACGAACGGCGTGCGGTCGGTGCCGCCCCGGGCTGTTGTGGCCTGGGCTGCGGTGTAGGTGGTGAGGTTGGTGGTGCTGGCGTCGGCGGTCCAGAAGCCGGTCTCTTCCATCACCGGTGTGCGGGTGATGCACTGGTGGAAGATCTGCACCGCGCCGGAGTTGCGCAGCCGCACCATGTACTGCTCGTCGGACTGCACCAGGATCGGGTCGGTGAGGTTAACCTCGCGGAGGACACTGCTGGTGTCGATCATGGAGGCGACGTTCTGGCTGAAGATCCGGACGTGGGTGCCGTCTTCGTTGACGCGGAACACCTCGAGGAACACATTGGTCGGGGTGCCGGAGTTGACCCAGGCGGTGAACCCGATCCGGCGCAGCGGCGTCGGGTAGGAGCAGTACAGATAGGCGCCGCGGGACTGGTTCTGGCCGATGCCGAACCCAGACGCCGCAGCGCGGGCGTCCGCGCCCGTCCCCAGGGGGTGGGTGTGGGCGGTGCCCGCCGACGCCGCACCGGTGCTGCCCCACAGCTCAAACTGCAGGTTCAGCTCCTCGGCGTAGGAGACGAACCCGATCGGGTACCGGCAGATGCCCTTGCGGTTGCGTTCCACCGCGGTGGAGTAGGTGATGGCCTGGGCGTTCGAGGTACCCTGCCAGCCCAGCAGCTTGGAGAAGAAGTCCACCACATTCGACACCACCGTCGATACCGGGTTGACCACCGCGCCTATCAGCACCTCACCGATCTGGCTGAGGGAGGTGATGATGTCCGGCAGTCCCAGGACCGATTCGGGCTTGCGCTTCTTCTGGATGATGAAGTCGTCGAGCCAGACGGTGCCCGTCGTGCCGTCGTTGATGAGCTCGATTTCCAGCTCGCGCGTCAGCGCGTTGGTGATCTGGATCGTCCCGGAGATCTTGGTCCACGATGTCGCGTTGGGCAGGTTGCCGTTGACGCCGAAATTCACCGACCCCTCATGGAAGTTGTTGAGGCCGGTTCCGTAGGCGCCGAAGCGGACCTTCGAGTTGGTGGTGGTGCCGTCGTAGCTGCCGGTTCGGTAGGCCCAGAACTCAACGTAGAACTCGTCGCCGGCCTGAGCCTCCACCCTGCCCTGCTTCAGTCCGACGGCGTTGGTGCCGGTCCAGCCCCCAGGGTTGGCGGCGTAGGACGCTGTGCCGGAATGGGACTGACTGGTGACCCGTCGCCACATGAAGCTGCTGGTGTTGCCCTTCCAGGGGATGAGGTCTGCGTCTTCGAAGTCGCCGGCCGCTATGTTCTCCGGGTCGCGGTTGCGGATGAAGAGGTTCGTCAGTCCCAGGACTCGGGCGGCGTCCATCAGGCCGCTGGTGATCTTCGACGCATCCAGTGCCGGGATATTCGTCACGGCGTTGAGGAAGCCGGTGACCAGGTTGGAGGCGACTCCGGTGAGGGTGGTCAGGACCTGTCCGGGGAGGCGGGCGAGTGCCACGAAGCCGCCGGTGATCTTTGAGCCGTCGAGGCCGGGGATCTTCAGGTCGCTGATGAACCCGCTGATCGCGGAACCTACTGAGCCCCAGAGTGATGCGATGACGTTCTGGGTCTCGGTGACCTCACGCAGGGAGATCTTGCGAGCCTCGAAAATGTCACCCGCAACCGTCCCACCCGGGGCGTTGCGGATGATGAAGCGCATGGTGTCGTAGCCCTCGGGGACCTCAGCGGTGCCCTCGATGGCGATCCAGCCGCCGGTATCCGGCTTCGAACCCCGCACCTGGTTGACCAAGGGATTGACGCCGAGCGAGTCGGTGAACTGGAACAGGAACTCGAAGTTCGGTTCGCCGACGTTGGCCGCGCGGCCATACATTTCGCCGCGCGCGGTGTATTTGTCGCCCGGGTTGACCTTGTAATAGTTGTCGCCCGCAACGTTCGCCAGGGTGTGTCCCAGGAAGAGTCCGCTGGAGTTACTTGTGGAGGTGGCCTGCCACATCAGGCGGGGGCCGTTGGCTCCGCTGCCGTACCCGAGGAAGGTGGTGTTTCCGATCGGCGTGCGGGGGATGGTGGAGTCGGTGAAGTCAGCACCAATGACCATGTTGGGGCCGGTCTTCTGGGCAGCGTTGAACCAGTTCCAGGGCAGCAGGGTGGCCAGGAAGTCGGTGACGTCGGATGCCATCTTGGCCAGCGGGATCGACGGCAGCCGAAGCAGGTTGACTACGCCGCTGACGATCTTCGAGCCGTCCAGGGCGGGGATGTTGGTCACGGCATCGAGGAAGCCGCTAACGAGATTGGCCGCCACTCCCGAGATCGTGGTGAGGACCTGCGACGGGAACCGTGCCAGGTTCATCAAGCCGGTGGTGATGATCGACGCATCCAAGGATGGGATCTTGAACGAGCTGATCACACCGGAGATTGCCGACCCAACCGAGCCCCAGAGGGACTGGACGATGTTCTGCGGCTCGGTGACCTCCCGGAGTGCGACACCAGCACGCAGGTAGTACCGGTCACCGGCGACGGTGCTGCCGTTGACGGCGCGCGCGATGACGCGCATCCGGTCATAGCCGTCCGGGACCTCGATCGTCCGAGTGACGTTGGCCCACGCCCCCCGGGTAGTGGCCGGCACACCGAGGAACGTCTCACTGACGGGTAGGACCCCGTTGGAGTCGGTGAATGAGAAGCCGCTGCCGAAGACTGGCGCCGCGCCGGAGTTGTCCGCGTCGGCCTGCATCTCCGCCTTGAGGGTGAACTTTTCCCCGCCCTTGACGCTGAAGAAGGTGCTGTCGCCGGGGCTGAGGAACACCCCCGCCGACCCTGAGCCGGTAGCGGTCCACGTCAGGCACTTGCCAAGCGGGCCGGTGTAATACGTCGGCACTGTCGCCGATGCGTAGTTGCTGCGCGGGATAGTGGTGTCGGTGAAGTCGGACCCGATGACCATGTTCGGACCCGAGTTGCGCGACGCGCGGAACCAGTTCCACGGCAGGAGGCCCTCGAGGAAGGTGATGACGTCCTCGGCCATCTTGGACAGGGGGATGTTCGGCAGCCGGAACAGATTGATGACACCGGATACGATCTTCGACCCGTCGAGGGCCGGGATGTTGGTGACGGCATCGAGGAACCCGTTCACCAGGTTGGCGGCGACACCCACGATGCTGGTGAGAACCTGGGAGGGCAGGCGAGCCAGGTTCACGAACCCGGTGGCGATCTTCGACGCGTCCAGGCCGGGGATGACCATATCGAGGATGGTTCCGACGGTGTTGCCGACGGCGCCGAAGAGGCGCTCGACGATGTTTTGGGAGTCGGTGATTTCCCGCGCCATCAAATCGTCGATCCACCAGAGGTTTCCGGCGGCTTCGTCGGAGAGGAACTCGAGGTACGGGCGCACCCGGTCATAGCCGGAGGGCACGGTGACGTACCCGTTGAGCTGGAGCCATCCGCCCTCGCTGTTGGCCCAGTCGGCCCACGTGGGGGCTTTCACGGTGTGCACCGTCGACGGGAGGATGCCCTTGGAGTCGTGGTAGGCCACCATCAACCGCGGCGGTGTGCCCGTGGTCGCGTTCCCGTTGTCGGCGAACATGAACGCTTCGACCTGGAACTTGTCGCGCGAGCGGGCTTTCCACAGCACTTCCTCGGACGTCGCGTCGAGGCCGCGGTGGTCGCTGTTGAAGTAGACGTACTGGGCGTCAGCGTTGGTGGTGACCAGACGTGAGTTGGCGCCGGAGTGGCTGCGCACGTCGGACATCTCGCCGGCGGCCCGTTCAGCTGGCCACTCGGCCTCGTCTTCGAAGCCGGAGTCGGTGACCAGGTTGGTGCCCTTGGTGCGGCCGCCGAACAGGAACCGGAACAGCGATTCGAACGGTGCCAGCACCGCGCCCAGCGGGGAGTTGACGATGCTGCCGCCGTGCCCCAGCGCATACAGCAGTCCGTTGACCCAGTTGATGACGGCGGTGATGCCTTCGATCCACGGCGACAGCAGGTCGGTGATGAAGTCGAGGATGTTGCCGAACGCGTCGAGGTTGAACCCTTCGAACAGCTTCAGGATCGGCGCCAGCAGCTGCCCCAGCGGGCCCAGCCCGCCGGCGTTGATGCCGAGCGCACCGAGGAGCTCGTTGAGGGAGGGGAAGAGGTTGCCGATTCCGCCGAACAGGTTGCCGACGGCCTCGATGAGTTCCTTGACGTCGTGGATGAAGTCGGGGTCGATGCCGAACAGGCCGAGCCAGTTCTCGATGATCTGGTTGATGACGTCGACGAACTGTTCCTGCGGGACGATGTAGCCGGTGAAGAACTTCATGGCCGCTTCGAACAGCGACAGCGGGAACGGGCTGTCGCCGAACCCGAAGAGTGCGCCGATGGCCGGCAGGATGTACTGCAGGTCGCCGAAGTCGAGTGCGCCGTTGACGAGCTGGCCTCCGCCGAGGAGGACCACGATGTCGGCGACGAACTGCTGGATCTGCTGAATCGGGTTCTGCGCCGCCTCGGTGGCGGTCTTCATCGCCTTGTCGACCTGTCCGGCGAGGAATTTCATCTGGTAGTCGTGGGTCTGCAGCATCGAGATGATCTGCTGCTCGCCCTGCGACAGGTCGGCGGTGGGGCCTTCCTGGATGGTCGACAGGGCCCGCGACTCCTGCGATACGTAGCCCTGACCACCGAACCCCGTCACAGCACCACCTCCGCGTCATCGACCCAGACCTGCATGTCGTAGAGCTCGCCGTCGACGTGCACGCGCAGCGCCACTTTCGAGGACCCCAGCGGGGTCATCACCGTTCCTTTGAGCCGCTGCCACGTGGTGCCCATGCGGTCGTTGAGCCGCGCCACCTCCACCGCGCTGGTGGGTTCGGTGTCGTCGTCGTAGAACTGGGCCACCAGCTGCACCGCGCCGCTCTTGGCGGCCGGGACAGGTCGCGACGTTTTCACCGACACCGCCAGCGGGAAGATCTTGAAGTCCGACACCCCGAACGGCTGGGTGTACAGGTCGTGGTCGGACCCGTCGGCGGTGATCCGCGCGGACCCCAGCCGTGCATGTCCCTGGCTGGCATCGTGACTCCACCCCGGGCCGGAGAACAGCCAGCCGGACAGGTTGAAGTCGAAGCCCGCGTTGTCGACGATGTTCGTGGAGCCGTCGGGGAAGAAGATGCGGTCGTAGTTGAACATCCCCTCCGCCTTGAGGGTCAGTTGGCAGATGTTCTTGCCGGCGTCCACGGAGATCGCGATGATCTTGTGGGAGTGGGTGAGCTCCCCCACCATCGGCATGAAGCCCGACACCGCGATGGTGTCCCCCACGTCATAGGTCCCGAACGGCGCGTTCGGGTGGTCCATGTCGACGGTGATGGTTTCCCAGTACGCGGGGGTTTGGCGGCGTGCGAGGCGTCGCTTCGCCCAGGCGGCGGCGCGCTCGTTGGAGTCGATGTAGGTGTCGGTTTCGTCAAGGTAGCGGCGCACCCGCATGGGGTCGGCGTTCGCGAGTTCAGCGGAGTATTGGAAGCCTGGCCAGAAGCCGGCGATGCCGATGTCGGACACCCAGTCCATCTGAGATTCGGTGTGCGGCTTCATACTTGACACGTTCTCGTTCTGCACGAACGCCAACTTGTCCTGGATCACCCCCAGGCGTGGGGTGCCGAGTTCGATCTTCTTGATGATGTCGGTGCGGTCAGCGTTCCACTGGGAGCGTTCCGCGTAGTCGAACGGAATGGAGCGGGCCAGGGCGTCGATGTAGTCGCCGCAGTCCACCTTGTCCGACGCCCGCACGAATGTCGCGAAGAAGTTCAGGCTCATCGACGCGCCGTCGTAGGCGTAGCCGGGCAGCATGATCACCCCGGAGCGGGTGGGGAACACCTCCACCCCGAGATCACCGTTGGGGAAGTCCTCCTGCAGGTGCTTCCAGATCTCCACCACCGGCTCGTAGGCGTCGTTGGCGATCCAGTTCAGGTCCTGCAGCCACGGAATCTGTTTCGGGTACGCCGCGAAGCCTTTCGCCTTCAAGTGCAGCACACCGGTCTTCTCGTCCAGCTGCGACGGCGCCACGATCGCCGAGCACCAGATCCGGCGTTTGCCCTGCATCGCCTTCTCGATGTGGATGAGCTGGCGCCACGGCTTGAAGTAGATGCCCTCCGCAGTGTCGTCGTTGAGGTTCACATCGAACTGGATGTCACAGCCCGCCGACAGGGCCCGCTGCATCACCAGATTGGTCACGTTGAGGTCCCGACACACGATCTCCCCGGTGCGGGACTCCTGAACGATCACCCGGAAGCGGTCATCGGGCCAGACGATCCCGTTGTCCCCGGTCGACCTGATCACCCGGAACCCGTACTGGGCGCTGGTCTTGCCGGCGCGGACGCTGCGCCCGGTGGGGGCTGCGGCGAACGCGAAGCTCGCGGCGGCGGCGCCGCGGCTGGTGCGCCTCCCCACCGCGACGGCCTGGAAGCCGTAGGAGGCGCTGGAACTACCCACCGCTAGGGTGACATCCCGTCGATGGGGAAAGTCTGCAGGACGTAGTTGCCGCTCGAGTCGGCGGTCAGGTCTTCAGTGAGCTGGAAGTTGCCGTACCACACCCCACTGCCGGAGGTGTTGGACCACACCGAAATCCAAGTGATCGCACCGTTGGGCGCGCAGCCGGTGAAGGTGATCGGCGCCGCCAACCCGAAGTCGCCGTTGCCGGTGACCACCGTCCACGCCGGCGCCTTCATCCCTGCGCTGGACTTGTTGGCCGCCCCACCAGCACCCGGGTTGGCGCTGTGCAGCTGGAACCCACCCAGGGCGGTGCGCAGAGCGTTGGCGGTCACCACCATCGCGGCGTTACTGAAAGGCATGATGCTCCTACACGGTGTTGTGGGCGTCGCGCCACAGGACGAGGCAGCGACTGGCTGCGGTGGTGCCCAGCGCCTCCCACGACATCGGCACGGGCACCCCTGCGGGGATGGCGAGCCGGTCGAGGTACTTGCTGTTCCCGATGAGCGTGGTGCGGCGGTTGATGCCGTTGGAGTCGACGATGCGCCGCGCCCAGGGGTAGCTGGACACTTCGACGGTGACGCCGGCGGGGATGGCCAGCTGCAGTTGGATCTGGTCGTCGCCGATGATGGCCAGGGGGTCGGTTTGGGGTCCGACGAAGTGCACCCGGTACCAGGCGTCGGCATCCCCGCCGACGCGGGTGTAGTTCGTCGGGTTGTTGCCCAGGGTGGCCAGGTATTCAGTGTCGGTGTAGGTGAGGGTGTCGATCCGCGCGTATTCGGCGGTCACCCGATGGAACAGGGAGCCGGGGCGTTTCCGGGTGTACTCGAATTTCCTTGGGCGGCCGTAGATTCGGCGCACTGAGCCGTATCCGTCGCAGTAGGTGAGCGGTTTGAGCTCACCCCACCGCAGGCGCACCTCGTCGGCTTTCCATTCCTTCTGCAAAGCGGTGAGCAGCCTCGACGATTTCGACACCAGGTCGTTGGGCAGTGAGGTGCTGGCGTGGATGGGTGCGTTGTCGTAGACACCCATCGTGAAGGTCATGACCCCGGCCTGCAGGGTGTCTTTGCCCATGGACACCGTGGACGATTCGGGGATCTGGAAGTCCTGGCTGTTGACGTTGTAGCTCTGGATCTTCACCCCCAGCACGGGGTATTTGGTGTGCTCCCCGAAGATGACGTCGCCGAGCTGCCACTGGTAGGGGCGCAGGTTGCGGCGGTTGCCGGGGATGATGCCGGTCATCAGAACGCCGCCGCAGACAACGCACCGGTGGTCCCCTGGGTGTTGATCAGCCAGGCGAACTCGTTCATGGTCTGCCCGACCGACATACCGGGACCGGCGTACAGGTTGAGCTCCTGGCTGACCTGGGGATTTGCGTTGCCGTTGCCGTACCCGTACAGGTCGTTCATCCAGCCGGGCACGTTCATCGTGGACTTGTTCTCCGGGTTGTCCATCGAATACGACAGCAGCTGCCCGGTGTTCTGGTTGAGCAGGAACCCGACGTTGCCCATCATCTCCGCACCTCCCAGCCCGGTGAGCACGGTCATGAATCGGCCCACGTACCCCATGACCACCTCGTAGACCTGCTGCCCGAAGTCGATGGCCGCGTTCACCCCCTGCATCACCCCGGAGATCATGGACAACGCGGATCCCGCGGCGCTGGTACCGCCGAAATCCGATCCCGCGGTGAAGCTTCCGACGGTGGAGAGCACCGATCCGACGGTGCTCACGATGTCCGCGGCGAACGTGATGTACTTCTGCACGTTGTCGACGATCTTGTTGATGTCCTCGGTGTTGCGGACGCCGTAGACCAGGCGATCGGCGATGTCCTGCGTCGCGCTGAGCGCTTCGAGCCCGCTGGAGATGGAGCGGAACACGCCGGTGATGGCATTGGCCGCTCCCCCGGCGATCGACTGCGCTGTCTGCAACGCGCCGGGCCCCTGAGTGAACCCACCCTGCTGGGCCAGCTGCGTCTGCTGGCCGCGCAGGGCGTCGATGGTGTTCTGGTTGCCGGCCGCGTCCTGCGCGGTCAGGTCGGCGATCGTGCGATCGATGCCTGTCAGGGCGCTCATCACGGTGGCGTCCGAGGCGCCCGGTGTGCCCGCCGCTGCCAGCTGGCCGGCGAGCATCGGGTTGCCGTCGAGGTACGCCTGCAGCAGCTGCTCATTCACCGACAGGCTCTGGGCGCTGGTGTCGAGCAGCTCGTCCATTGACCGGCCGGACGGCAGAATCAGGCCGCCGTTCATGCCGGCCATCGCAGACCCGCCGACGCCGCCGCCGACCGGCCGGTAGTAGTGCGAGGTAAATGCGGGGTCATCGGCGCCGGTGCCACCGATGCCTCGCCTGGCGGCGGCCGCGTCGCTACCCCAGTTGAACGGTGTCCCCCCGGGCAGCGTGGCCTGCATGTGACTGGCGTTGTAGCCGACGCGGAAGTCGCCGGGCCCGCCCATGCCCGGCTGGAAGCCCCGCGCGGTCAGCCATTCGGCGGCGTTGCCGGTCCACATCTCGGCGCCGCCGGTGGGGCGGCCGTCCATCATGTTGACGAGATCCTCGACGGCGCTGGAGCAGTCGGCGAGCCCCTGGGTGAGGTCGCCGCGCTCGTCCTGCGTGTAGCGGCCCGCCGGGACGTTGGCCAGCAGCGCCTGGTCGCTGGTGAAGGACCCCCGCGGTGTAGTTCCCAGGACGTCGCCCCACGTGGGCGCCGGGGCACCTGCGGGTGCTGGACCGGTGAGGCCCGCCATCAGCCCCTCGGCGCTCTCCCGGCCGGGCAGGCCCGCACCCCAGTCCGAACCCGAGGGATTGGCCCGCAGAATCCGCGCGGCCACGGCCGCCTGCTCCTGCGCCGACGCGGCGAGTGCGTTGGGCGCGAAGTCAGCGCCGCCGTTGGCCCGCCACGTCGCCGGAGTGATCTGGAAGAGTCCCTCGGCTTCGTTGCCGCCGGAGTTCGCATCGATGATCTGCTGGCGCACGTTGCGGCCGCCGGACTCCCGCGCGATGAGCTTGGCCCACTCGGGGTTCGGTGAGGTCCAGGTGCCGTCGGGGTTCTGGACCAGCGGAACGCTGCCGTCCACCGGGGCGGAGCCCGAGGATGCGCCCGGGCCCAGCACGTCGCCCCAGGTAGGCTCCTGGTCGCTGGTGCCCTCGAGGGACTTGCGCTGCGACTCCTGCTGCTGCCGGGCGGCGATCTCGTCGTCGGACATCTTCTGCCACACCTGATCCTGCGCACCGGGCAGCATGCCGAGCGCCTGGAACATCGGCTGCATCACGTTGGTGTTCAGGAAGTTGAAACCGCTCTCCGCGACGGTCAGGATCTCGCCGAGGTCCTTGGCCAGTCCCTTCAGGCCGCGGGTGTCGGAGAACTGGCGCCGCAGGTACGTGGTCAGCACGCTGGTGTCAGCACCAGCGATGTTGTCGGGGACCAGCGCGGCGCCCTGGGTTTCACTTCCACCCGGCGTCGGTGCACCACCGGTGAGGCCCGCGCTGGCCGCCGTCGCGCTGGACAGCGCTGCGGCCTCGAGTGCGGGGCGGCCGGCCGCCATGCCGGCGGCCATGTCGGTGATCATCTTCTGGCCGCGGATCAGGGTGTAGCCGCTGCCGGAGAACGGTCCCCGTTTGGCTGGTGAGCTCTGGAAGAACTCGGCGATGGCCTCCACCACGGCGCGGGTGGCGCCGCCGACCGAGCCGAGGCCGCTGGTGATGCCGTCGACGAGACCGCCGATCAGGTTCTTGCCCGCCTCCAGCGCGCGGCCCGGCAGGCCGGAGAAGAACCGCTGGATGGCGTCGCCGATCCCGGACAGCGCGTCGGGGATGTTGCTGACGAACTCGTTGACGCCGCCCAGGAAGTCGGTGAACCAGTTGATCACCGCTGCACCGGATTCGATGAACCAGGTCAGGATGGACACGAAGTTGCGGACGAAGCCGATGATCACCGGCCAGTACGGTAGTGACGCCTCGATCAGAGCCGTGACCGCCTGGAAGAACTTCGGCAGCTGCGGCCCGACGCTCAGCACGAGCTGCATGAACATGTCGACCAGCGGCCCGATCTGCGGCAGCAACGCGACGAACGCGTCGGCCAGCATCTGGAACAGCTGCGGCAGCTGCGGGCCGAGCTGAGCCATCAACTGAGAGAAGGCGTCGGCCATGCCGACCAGGAAGGTGTTGATCGCCGGCGCGATCCCCACGATGGTGGGGGCCAGCTGCTCCATGGTCTGGGCGAACGTGTCGAAGAACGTCTGCCAGCCCGGCGCCGTCGCGATGCCCAACTGGACAAACGCCGAGCCCAGCGACACCAGCCCGTCCATGAGGGGGGCGAGCATCGGCAGGAACGCGTCCGTGGCCTCGCGCATCGTCGAGAAGAAGTTGATCAGCGCGTTCTGGCCGTCGGCGGTCTGCGTCCACCCGGCGAAGGTGCGGGTGAGTTCGGAGAGCCAGCCGAGCAGTCCCCCGCCGCCGAACTGGTCGGCGATCGTCATGATGTCCAGGAACGCGGATCCGAACTGGTACACGATGTCGATGAGGTAGCCGAATGCGTTGATGCCGGTGCCGATCCAGTCCTGCAGGCGGCCCGACGAGGCGGCCGCTTCCACGATGTCGGCGAGCGAGTTCATCGCCCCGGTGATGCTGCCGCCGATCTGCTCGAAGAACCCCGACCCGGCGACGGTGAGCTGCTCGAAGATGTACAGCAGCGGGTCCAGCGCGGGGATCATGGCCTGCAGCCCGGCGCTGATGTCGCCGATGAACTGCTGGAACACCGCCATCGCCTGCGGCTGCATCAACAGGCGCATCAGCTCGCTGGCCGCCTGGCCGATCACACCGGCCACCTGCGCCATGCCGGAAGCGACTGCGGGCAGCCATGTTTGGATGAGCGGTGCTATCTGCTCGGAGATCTGCCCGAAGAACGCTTCCTGCGGCGCCGCGGCGGCGAGCTTGAACTCGTCGCGGAACTGGGCGATGGACAGCATCGCCTGCGCCGCCCCCGGGGCCATGTCCTTGATGGATTCGAGGAACTTCGTCGGGTCGTCGTCCATCATCGACGTCAGCGCGTCGTCGACGCCGCGGAACGCCAGCTCCAGCGTGCTCATGGTGAACGCGACGCCGGACACCACCGCGGGCAGCAGACCGAACACACCGGACAGCTGCTGCACCGCCCCGGCGACGTTCACGATGCCCTGCAGCCCGGCGGCGCCGCCGATACCCGCGAGGCCGCCCAGCGACGGCACAGCCAGCGTCAGGCCAGCGATCTTGCCGAAGGCCACCTCGAAGCTGGCGATCTGGCCCACGAAGTCGCCGATGAAGCTCCCCGCCGTGTTGGCGCTGGTGCCCACCCGGTCGATACCCTGCGACGCCACCAACAGACCCGCCGACACCGCCGGCTGGCCGAGCAGCGCCGCGGCGCGCGCGGCCACACCGAGCGCGGTGGCCAGGCCGCTGGCCTTGTTGGTGGCGTCGACGCTGACGTTGGCCAGGCCCTCGATGCGGTTGTTGAGGTCCGGCACGAGCGTCGACAGGCCGGCCATGGCCCGCTGTAGCCCACCCAGCCCGGCGACGTGCGCGCGGTGCGCGTCGCGGGCGGCGTCGACAGCTGCGGTGCGCCGCTCGATGGCTTCCTTGAGGTTGTCCTCGGAGTCCTTGATGTCGTCGAGCGTCGACTTCGAATCCAGCAGGGTCGCGTTGTGCCGGCGGGTGGCAGCCTCGACGTCTGAGGTGGTGATCTCGACGTCCTTGAGCCGCTGGCTGTATCCCTGCGCGGACGTGCTGGCTGAGTCGAGGTTCCGTTCGGTGGTCTGCAGCGTCCGCTGCGTCTTCTCCAGCGACTTGTCCGCCGACTCCGACGACCTCTCAACCCTATCGAGGTCGCGGGCGGCCCTGTCGGCACCCGAGCCGTCGTAGTCGATCTCGATCTTGCCGTGCGCGCGACCGAGCGAATAGTCAGGCATCTACAGCGCGATCTCGACGTCCACGTCGTCGTCGGCTTCCTCGCGGGAGTCCATCGCGGCGGAGGGGTCAGCGAACCCCGCGGTGGACGTCCTCATGTCCGCGCCCATGAGCCGGTCGAACTCCCGCTCACGCTGCATCCGCGCGATTGACGGTTCCCTGCTGGACGCGGCTTCCTCCAGGCGCGTGGCGACGTGCCGGCCGAACGCCCAGACGCCGCGATCGAAGTAGAACCGCCCGATGTCCCTGACGGACTCGGGGAGCAGAGCGATGTCGCTGGGCCGCTGCCCAAACAGTTTCGCCCGCTCATAGACCTCATAGGCCAGCGTTTTGTTCCGTGCGTACGCTTTTCAACGCGGTGAGCTGCTCTCCCACGGCAGCTCCGAAGATCACCAGCTTGTCCTCGAGGTCGATGTCGACCACATTGATCTGGGTGTCCGTCGACGGGCCTTCGAGCACCACCGTGGGTGTGACGACAACGGCGGCGACCACCCGGTCTACCGGGCCGAAGATCTTGGCGTTGCGCGCGGGATCGATCACCGCCTTCAGGAACGCCTCCTGCGCGACACTCTCATCTCCGCTCTGCACATCAGCGAGCAGCTCGGGGGTGAACCCATCGAGGACTTCCACCATGTTGAGCTCGAGCAGCTGCCCCTTGTTCAACTTCCGGTACCGCACGTAACCGCCGCTGGGCAGCTCCAGGTCCGCCTCACCGCGCTTGGCGAAGCCGTAGGAACGCGGAGAAGCCGCCGCCGGCACCACAGTGGGTGCAGGCGGCGGCGGTGCGACCTCAGCGGGTGCGCTGTGATCCAGTACCTCATCAGGGTTCGGCTGGTATGCGCATCCCTGCGCGTGCGGCTCCGTGATGGGGGTGCCGCAGCACCAGTCCCTCCGCGCGGGGACGGCCTGGTGCTGCGGCTGTGAGATGGGTGTCGTCATGGTGGCCTCCTACGGGCTCTCGACGTGGGGTCAGCTGGCGGGGGTGCTGAACGCTGCCGGCTGGCTGTACGGGCCGGTCACCCCGTTGAAGACACCGGCGACCCGCACGAGGTGAGCGGTGTTGGCGGTCAACGCGGTGATGGTGGTGGTCGGGTTGGTGGGCTCGCCGCCCTGCCCGGACGTCACCGCGGTCCAGCTGGATCCGCCGTTGACGGACTTCTGAACCTTGAAGCTGTCGGCGGTCGCGATGTCGGTCCAGGACACCACCGCGGAGGTGGCGGTCAGGGTGCCGATGGTGACGTTCGACGGGATGGGCAGGGGGTTGGCCACCGGGGTGGCCCCCAGGATGGTGGGGGTCTGGTTGTATTCCAGCTCCCACGCGTAGCCGGCGTCATCACCGGGCAGAGGGGTGCCCATGAAGTCGATGGCGGGGACCATGAACGTCCCGTACTTCATGTCGAAGCTGATCTTGCCGTTGGCCTTGCAGCGGAACACGCGGATGATGTTGTCGCCGCCGCCATTCGAGATGGCCTGGCCTTCCATCCGGAAGTAGGGGCGCGGGTCGGACGCCTTCTTCCGCACCACCCTCTTCAGGTTGGGCTCCAGGCCGGACTCGTAGAGCTTGGCGCCGGAGATGATCGACAGGCACATCAGGTCCATGCCGCCGGCCTCCAGCGATCCGGAAACGGTGGCGCCCTTGCCCTGGATCGCGACGGCGGCCTTGTCGTCACCGTCGAGGGTCTCGGTGTCCTCGTTCTCGGTGAACGCGCACGTCCGCGCGATGGGCAGGCGGTAGCTGGTGGGCCCGAGGATGGTGCCGTCGGTGTCCAGGTAGGGGGTGATCCAGATTCGGTTGAGGCCGAACGGCTTGGTGTCCGGGTTTCCTGCGCTAGCAACCATTTACGGAGCGTCCTTTCGAAACTGTGGGCTCCTGCGGCCTCTGGGTACGGGGTCTGTGAACACGAGCGTTTCCAGGTGTTCGCCGGTGAACGAATACCGATGCAGCACCACGGATTTACCGCCCGTGCAGCGCACGTTGCGGCATTTGACTTCGATCCTGTCGCCGTCGATCACTTTGAACAGCAGGTCGCCGACCGGGCAGCGCACCGACAGTTCAGGGACGGCGGCCACCGCTATCGGGAGGTTTCGGCGCCCTGCGCGTCGACCAGCTTGAACCGGTTGTACCGGCGGCTCAGCTGCAGCAGGTGGTCGATCTGTGCGTCGGTGAACTGGGTGGCGGGCACCTGCCAGTCGTTGCCGACGTCCCACACGTGGGTGCGGGTGCTCTCCACGCCGGAGTCGGCCCAGTTCTGCGGCGTCAGGGTCACCTCGACCCCGTGTGCGCGTTGGCCGTTGTACTGCACGAACTTCCCTTTGAGGGGGTGCGCGTCTTCGGCGGCCGATGCGGCTGCTTCGGCGGCAGCCTTCTCCGGGTCCGACGGCACCGCCTGTGCGGCGGCCGGCGACTCGATCACCGCGGCCTGGGTGGTGTCCGCGGCCTGGCCGGTGGTGGTCTCGGTGGTGTCCGGGGTGCTGGTGATTCGTGGGGCCATGTCGAACTCCTTCTACTCGGATACGGTGCTGCTCAACGCCATGTAGGACGCATAGCGGCAGATGGTCTGGTACTTGTCGTCGGTCAGCTCCATGGATCGGCCCTCGAACACAATGTGATCGAGCTGCTTGCCGTCGCCGCCGATGTGGGGTGTCCCGCCGTCGGTGGCCGCCCGCAGGATCCGGTCAACGCGGTCGATGATGTCGTTGATCCGCCCGAAGTCAGTCGACTCCGAGACGACGATGTGGACGTACAGGTCGAAGTGCTCGCCGGCGTTGTCCTGGATGTCCTCATCGAAATCGGTGTGCCGCCACATGATCACGATGAACGCGCCCCGCGGGTTGGGATGCTGGTCGTACGAGAACCCCGCCTGCACCACGAACCCCGACCCGCCGAGCGCGGCCAGCTGCGCATCAGCGCGCAGCAGCTCCAGCACCGCGGCCCTGGCCATCAGCGCTTCCGCACCGTCGGCAGCGTCCCCCGCAGCGACTTCATCAGCTCTTTGCCCATCACCGCGATGGTCGGCATGATGATCTGGTCCTTGCCGTGGTTGCTGGTCTCCAGCCAGATGCCGTAATCCACACCATGACTGAACGTGATGGTCTTGTGGCTGCCCGACAGGTTCGTGCTGGTGTGCAGCGCGGCCCGGGCCTGCCCGGGGGTGCGGTCGTCGCGGTTGCCGTCACTGTCACGCCACGGCGCGTTCTGCTTCATCCGGTCTTCACCGTCGGCGGCGGCCAAACCCATGAACGAGTCGACGACCTTCTCGTAGTCCTCGTTCAGGTCAGCGCAGGTATCCCGCAGCTTCACCAGGCCCGAGTTCAGCTCCGACAGCCGGCCGTACCGTTTAGCCATAGCCGTGCCCGTCGACTTTCAGGAACGCGGTGACCACCGCTTTGACCTGGTACGCCTGAGTGTTGTCGACGGTCTGCACCGTGTACGTGGCTGCGTAGTCCTCCCAGTGGTCACCGACCTGCACGATCGCGTCGTGCGCGCCGACCATCTCGAACTCGAAGCTGCGGACGGTGCCCCGATCGGTTTGTGCCTTCTCAGCACCGTCCAGCTTGCTGGTCAGGAACTTCGCGAACACCTGCGGTTCCCGCGACGCGGCGGGCAGGTAATCGTGTCCGCCGCCCGGCTTCTCGACCTTGGTGCCCACCGCCGGAATCAGGGCGATCGGCTGGCCGCGAAGGGTAAGCAACTCGCCGACCGCGGTCCGCGCCTCCGCGGTCATGCCGTCGACGGGCGCGCTCACCGTGTGATGAACCCTGGCTGGATCATGATGGTCCCGAACTTGGGCCGGCGGCTGGGCATCCGCACCTTCTCGAGCTCCTCGGCAGAGAACTGGACCCGGCCGCGAGTGCGGTCGGCCGGGTTCCAGCCGCGGCTGACGGTGATGTCGGGTGTCGTCGTGCTCTGCTGGACCTGGCCGGGGCCACCGGGGTTGCGGTAGAGGTCCAGCACCTTGTCCGCGACGAGGCTCTTTACGCGGTTGAGGCGGTCCTCGTCACCAGCTGCGGTCGATTCGGCGTCGATCTCCGGCACTGACTTCCGCAGTGACGGCACCTGGAACATCAGCTCGCTCTCGACGTCGCCGATGCGTTTGGTGACCCACGCCAGTCGGTTCGAGGGGATGGTGCCCTCGAACCGACTGGTCACGTCGTCCTGAGTGGCGAACTTGCCGTCAGGCGACGGTGTGGTCATTCGGTCGGAACACCCACGGCTTCGAGCGCGTCGATGATGCCGTCGACGTCCAGGCCGTCGCCGTCGACGCCGTTGGCGGCCGCGTAGGCGCGCCACGCCCGGACGCCGCCGCCCTTGCCGGATCTCGGCGGCGGGCCGTCGCCCTCGGTGTCGTCCTCATCCTCGTCGTCGTCCGACTCGTCAGCGGAGTTGCCGGCAAGCACCAGCGGGTTGGTGATCAGCTTCGACGCCCAGGATGGGATGTCCTCGCCGGGTTCGATGCAGACCGCCTTGCCCTTCGGGTCGGTGAGGTGGACCGAGAACTCGCTCTTGTTCTTCGCCATGTCGCTCTCCTACGCCAGCACCGTGGCGACGAGGATTTTGCGGACGTCCTTGAGCACGGGCAGGACCACACCGTCGACGAAGGTGGTCTTGCGGAACGGCGGCTGCTCCTCGCGGACCAGGATGCCGATGATGCCCTGCGCCGACTCGACCTGGACGTTCTTCTCGTTCAGCTCCATCGCGGTGGTCGGGATGCCCCAGCGGGTCTCACCGAGCGTGCTGAGATCCGACGGCAGGAACAGCAGCTTGTTCGTCGGGTACGCCGGGACCGTGGACCCGTCGACGTCGAAGCTCGAGCTGTAGATCGACCCGCCCGGCTGGCCATCGGTGGGCACCACGAACGGCGGGATACCGAAGCCACCGAGGAAGGCGTTGATCTCGGCGATGGACAGCCAGGTGGTACCTGTCTGCGCGCCTTTGATCGCATCGATCAGCTGCTTGCTCTGCATCAGATGCCGCACCACCTCGAGGGAGGTGATGAACTGACCCGGGGGCACGCCGGCCGCGGCGCTACCCGAGTACACACCCGTCCAGGTGATGAGGTCGGTCAGCGGCGTGGAGTTGGCGTGATCGGACCACAGCGTCGCAGCCGTGACCTTCTGGGCGTTCGGGATCCCGAAGTCCACCTGCTGCTGCACACCGTTCTCGTTGATGGTGAGCACACCATCGGTGAGCACGTCACCCCACGCCAGTTCCACGCGGTTCTGCGCGTACCGGGTCAGGATGGTCAGATCGTCGTAGATCGCGTCCACGAGGATCCGCTTGACGGTGCCGCCGTAGCGGGCGAACTCCTTCTGCCGGCGCTCGTACTCACCGACCGGCAGCTGGGCGCCGAGCGGGAGCATCTTGACCCGGCGATCAGAGCCGGTGTCGCGCGGGGCCACCCAGAACGAGCCGTCCCAGTTGCGGAACTTCGCGGCCCGGTTGGTCTGCGTGATCGTTGCGAACTCGATCTCGTCGGTGTCGGAGTCGACGCTGGGGAACGACTGCGTGAAGCGGTTGTTCGACGGCAGCGGAACGTTCTGGGTGAACGCGATGGTGTCTTCGAGCGGCACGGGGCCGTCCAGGAACAGTGCCATGGGTCAGCCTCCTCTCAGGCCTCGTAGCGGATGGTGGGGCAGTCCGCCTTCGCGGCGTTGTCGATGGCGCCGGCGCCGGACTGGAAGGGCAGCTTCGATACCGAGACGATGGCGTCGTTGACGACTGCGCCGGTGCCGACCTTGCTGGCCGTGGTGCCGTTCTGGCGAACGGCGCGGACGTCGGCGTAGCCGTGGCCGTAGAACACCTCGCGGCCGTCGGATGCGGTGTTGTCGTACGGCCCGGCGAGCTTGGTGGCCGTGACGATGCCGAGGGCCACGCCCGACGGGATGTAGCCGTTCGGGTAGTGGGTGCCCGCGGTGAACTTGGAGATGTCGTAGGTCACGTTGGGCTTGACCTTCGGCTCCTGCAGGAGCCACTGACGGTTGCCGACCTGATGGGTCGTCGTCTGCATCGAGATATCGGTCGACATCGCGTGCGTCCTTTCTACGTGGTGGTCTTGAATCGCTTCTGTGCGGCCGCAAGACCGGCTTCGCCGGGCTTGGCCGGCGGAGCGCCGGAACCGCCGCTGTGCTGTCCCCACACGGGCGGCGGCTGGTTGCCCGGCTGCTGCCCTTCGTCACCGCCGTATTTGGCGGTGAGGATGCCCATCACCTTCTCGCGGTCGATCTCACCGTCGTCGCCGGCGAATGCTGCGGCGTTTCGGCCGAACATCCACGACTCGAGCTCGTCGCCCTTGAGCACTTCGCCCGCGATGGACCGCAGCTGCGCGGTCTGCAGTCGCGGCGCCCACTCGGCGTCAGCTGCAGCGCGGCCGGCCTTCTCGGCGTCCTTGATGGCCTTCTGGTCGGCCGTCAGCTGTTTGTCGCGCAGGCCCTCGAGCTCGGCCTGCATGTCCTGAACCTGCTTGGGCGTAACGCCTTTGAAGGCGGACAGCTGACCTTCGGCCTTTCGGTTGTGGAACCGGTAGTACGCGGCTTGCTGCTCTGGTGTCATGTCCTTGACGGCCGTGCCTTCCGGGAACCCCTTATCGGAGCCGGATGGATCGGGCTGACCGCCGGCAGGCGGATCGCCGTCGGGCTGGTCGCCGGGGTCCCCACCGGGGTCATCTCCTCCCCCGTAGCGGGGAAGGCTGAGCGGCATGTTGGAGAACAGAACTCGGAGGCCGGGGCGCGGGTGAATCGGTAGTGAGGACAATGCAACTCCCATATCGGGTGAGGTGGTGCCCATAGCGGGCCTGCCCGCCTGGATCAGGCGGAAATCTGTGCGCGAAGCTTCGTGATGAGCTTCTCGTGGTAGGCGATCTTCGAGGAGTCCTCGGGTTCGCCGGCGGCGCGCATCCGCGCCAGGTTCTCTTCCAGGACCCGCAGCTGCGTCTTGGCAACCTCGGCCTGGGCGGGTTGGTCGGTCTGCAGCGCAGTATTGCCGACACGCACCTTCGATTTGGTGGTGCGCGGTTTGTACTTCTTGGCGGGCACCAGCACCGGGCCGAGCTCGCCGTGCTCGTCGACCTGGTAGCGGGTGCGTTTCAGGTGGGCGACGGAGGTGCCGCCTGCGTCCTGATACAGGCTCGCCAGGTCGACCGCGTTGAGGTCGTCGGCGGGGTCGTAGTCTTCGGTGACTGCCGCGGTGGTGCACTTGCACTTGTCGTGGATCGGCAACAGCGTGCCGACCTTGTAGATGCGGTCCGACGCGGCGATGCACATGCCGCACGTACCGGTTCGCGACAGCTCCGGGTGGATGACGCGGCGGTACCCGATGACGATGGTTCCACCCCGCGTCTTCCCGGAGTCAAGATCGACCGCCTCGACCAGAACATCTTGTTCGGCCAGCCGCTGCGCCAGCATCAGGTTGTTGTCGATCAGATCGTCAATCCGCACGAGTGCGCGCTGGGCCGCCTCCGCGTCGGGTGCGCCTTGCGACTTGGCGTACCGGAACACCATGGCCGGCCGGCCGAATACGCCTTGCGTCGACATCTCTGACTTCGACACCTTCGCGTCTCCGCCGATGTAATCGACGCCGACTGCGACCTGACGCAGGTACAGCCGGCCCTTCCGGATCACCGCGGCCGGCGCCCGCACATCGATCGGGTCCGACGGAACACCATCGACGGGCACGCCCATGGACGCCAACTGCTGAGCCTGGCCAGCCGCGGCGATCTGCGCGACCGCGGACTGCGCGGACTGCATCAGCGACGCCGCCTCGACGGTGAACGCCTGCACCTGCGCGGGGTCGTACGGGTCGACGGTCAGCCACAGCCGCCGAATCGCCGCCTTGGCCCACTCTGACGCGCCGTCTCGGGTGGAGATGATCCGTTCTGACATTCCCCTGGTGGTGGTGAGTGGGCTCGCACCGGTGGGCTCCGCCAGCGCCTCCACGATGGCCAGGGCCTCCTCGTAGGTGGCCGGTGTGCTACTCGGGGACGTCATCGTCAGCACCCGGGTTGGGTGGCTCTTCAGGCGTGGTCGGGGTCTCCGGTGGCGTCTGCTGCGTGGTCGGCGCCGTGGGTAGCCCCAGAAGTCCGTCCGCCCTCAGCCGGGCGATGTTGCGTTTGGCCTCTTCGGGTGTCATGTCCCAGATCCGCACGCACCGGTCCTCCAGCGACAGCGTGCCCAGCGACTGTGCTGAGGCGGACCCCTGTTCAGCCAGGGTGTGGAACTCAATGGGACCCCACTGTAGCTGCACCCGGCGACCGCGGTCAGGCTCACCAGCCAGAGCAAAAAGCATGCGCCACAGCAGCTTCACCCGAGGTGCCGACCGGATGCGCCGGTCACGGCACTTCGATGTCAGTGACTCACGCATCAGCCCTGCGCCCTGCGCGGAACCATTCGCCGCATCGGGTGTGATGAAGTGCAGCGGAGTGCCCGTCACCGCGGCGAACTCCTTCGCGTCGTCGAGCTTGCCCTTGAGGATGCCGGAGAAGTCGCTCTGCTGAGACTCCCAGACCTTGAAGCCTTCCGGGATCCGCCACATTGCCCCGGGGCCCGCCTTGAACAGCTTGTCGAAGTCGATGGGCTCCTTGGCGTCCGGCCGATCTTCGTAGACCTCTTCGTCCTCGTCGCCCTCCAGACCGCGTTGCCGCAGCGCCTGGTACCAGAACCCGATGATCCGCTGCAGCGTGGTGTCGATGATCCGGTCGAGCAGGTCGATGTGGGGTTCGTACTCCCCGATGCCGTCTGGGTTTTCGAAGCGGACGATGGGGATACCGCCGAGGGCATCCAGGCCGACGACTTTTTCGGGATCGCCGTGCGGCGTCCACAGCCCTTTGTTCCGGTCGTAACGCACAGTCCACTTCTCGCCGGGCAGGAACAGATGAGCTGCACGCTCACCGAGGATCGGATCGTGCTGATGCACCAGTGCCGCCGCCAGCCGCAGTGGATTGTTCAGGTCCGGCACGCCGATGCACCGGCGAGGGTCGATAGCGTGGACGGTCGGCACTGGAGTGCCGTTGGTGAGTTCGGCGCCGCCCTTCGTGCCGGGCACCACCATGGCGTACGAGTCGGCCATCGTGAACTGGTACTTGAAGATGTCCTTCAGCACCGCCACGAATCCGGTCTCGTCCATGATGTCGGCCGCCATGTCGTCGCCGTTGGCGTCCGAATCCTTCTGGGTCGCAACAGCCTGCAACTCCACGCGATCCAACATCGGGCCAATGCACAGGGGCGCGTAGTTCGAACGAGCCTTCCGGATCACGCCGCAGAACACCTCGTGGTATTCGGGCTCGATCTGCGGCAGCGGCGGATCGCCGACGTTGTACGACCACAGCGCGTCGAGGTACTGGTTCCGCGGGGTCCAGTACCGAGAGATGTTCGCCGATGAGCCGTACTGCTCCCCCGCCCAAGCACCCCGCGTCGACGGCCGCGGCAGGTGGTCCTGCCACGGCGCCGCGGTCGGGGTCGTGAACAACGCGTTCAGCTTGTTGAACCACTCCTCGGGTTCGAGGTCGGCGCGGGAAGAGGCGAACGGATCCAACTCGGCACCTCTTCCTATCTGATTCGCTGGAACACCCGCTTCTTCGGCTTCGGCAGGTTCGGCAGGACATCCATGCGGGCCTGCCAGGACAAGATCCCCGCGACTGTCAGGTCGAATTTGCGGTCCGGGTGGATCTTGGTGAGGATCCACACCTTCTCGCCGGTCTCCTCGTCGGCGACGAGGTTGGTGCTGCGGCGGCCGGCGTTGCGGACGTGGCGGGTCAGGTCACCCACAGCGCCCACGTCGCCGTCACTGTCACCGGTGGGACTGTTGTGCTTCACCGCGCCGGACTCGATCGCATCCTCGTACGCGGTGATGGCCTTGAACATCCGTCGGCGCTGGTTGGTCCAGAACTCCTCAACGATGTCGGGGTACTTCGCCGCCCACGCGCCCACCGTGTAATTCCAGTGCGGCGGATCGGCGTACAGCTTCAGCACCCGGTATCGCCGGAACAGTTCCGCGCGCTTTTCGTTGACCTCGAGCTCATCGACTTCCCAGTCGTCGGCCGCGTCGTGCGGCCTCTCCCACAGTCCCTCGACCTGCTGCAGGCCGGTCCGGACGTCGGTGACGACGAATCCGGTCGCGTCGCGCATCCGCGCACCGTCGAACCCGATCGTGACGAACGCCCGCTGCGGGATGAACAAGTTGGGGACGAACAGCGCGTTCCAGCGGCCGACGTTGAAGGCCTGCGCGGACTGCTGCATCCACCGGTTCGTCCAGACCCGCTCGAGATAACCCTTGTTCGCCTTTGGTTTGTCCCAGCGTGCGGCGATCTGCTCAAGGTCGGTGCGGCTGGCCAGATCTGGCCCGGACGCCTCCCGGATGGCTTCCACCCGGTCGGCGAACTTCCGCATGTCCCAGCCGTCGGATGCCTGGCGGTGGAAGTAGAACGTGTCCGGCCGCTCGACCTCGCCGCGGGCCATCGCCTCAGCTTCGAAGTGGTTGTCCTCGGCTACGGACTCCTGGCCCGGCTCGCCGGCGGTGGTGACGGCCATCGCCCAGGGATGCTGGGCGTACCGCTTGCCGAGGTTCTCATCCATCGTGCTGACGGCGGCCTTCTCCGTCGGCAGGTACAGGCGGTGCGTCTCGTCGTAGCCGTTGAACGTCGTGCGACCACCGTCATTGGTGTCCGGGGCCGTGGCCACCGGGATGCACTTGCCGTCGGCCTTGCCGTCCGGGCCCTTCCGGATGATCCGGTCGACGCCGACATCGAACGCGTCCGGACCGATGCAGTCTTCGCCGCACCAGTGGCACAGATCGCCCTGGCATTCCTTGCAGAAGCACCGCGCGATTCGCGCGTTCTCGCAGATGACCTTCAGCGCGCCGTACGCCAGCTCCTCGACCTGGATCTTCGCGTTGGCGAGCAGCGGGATGAACGGATCGACCACCGGCCGGCCGAGAGCCAGTGAGCCATCCCGGTTGTAACCGTTGAACCGCACCGGCGCGTGCGGGTGGAGTTCGGCGAACGCGATCTGGCCGAGGAACTCGGTCTTGGCCGCTCCCTTGCGGATCGAGACGTTGGTGCGTTGGAACCGGCGCCGGCCGGCATTGCGATGCTTCTTCGGCCAGTGCTCGTACGACCGGTAGGTGACGTACTGCCAGTCCTCCGACATCCGGTACGGCTGGGCTTTTAGGTCACCCGGGCCGAACACCGAGTGCGCCTCGAGGAAGTCGCAAACCTGTTCGCCGAGCGTCGGATAGAGGACGTCGCCGTCCGGCGGGACGATCAGCTCCACGAGGGACTACTGCACGGCTGCCAAGCGCCTCTTGCGCGGATCAACCCGGGCGCTGGCCCGCGGTGTCGCCTTCGCGGCCGTCGTCGAGGTCGCTCCCGACGATGCGCGCCGCGCCGCGTTCTGCTTCTCGCCCTCGACCCGCAGGACCTCCCACTGCAGGGTGCGCCGCGCCATCGGCGTCAGACCGAACTGCACCAGGATCTGGCGGTACTCACCGGCCAGCGCTTTGGCTGCCGTCGGTTTGGTGTCCGGATCCAGCATCATCTGGTAGAGCCGGGCGGCCACAAACAGGAGATGCGTGTCGACGTTGATCCACTCTTTGCGCGGCTCCGACGTCCACAGATCGTTCCACCACGCCACCACCTCGGGGAACCAGTCGATGCTGGTCGGCAGTGTCGGCTTCTCGATGTCGTCGGCGGGCTTACTGAGTGTCGCGCGGGTCGCCGTCTTATTGCGACGGCCCCGGATCGAAGCATCCTTCGCGGTAGGTCCAGGCATGACAGGGGCTCCTATAGCAGGATGTGTGCGAGTCCCCTATCGGGACAGGCGAAAGATGTTGCGCGGCAACACGATCGGTGCTCTGAAAGTGACTGCAGGACAGGCGATTCCGTAACGGATTCGCCGGGCCCCGATTTTTCCCCAACCCGTACAGAGCATTTTTCACAGAACTACGCGGCGTCCCCTCTTGCCCCCGGGGAGGGGGTGGAGGCCAGGGGGTGCGCCCGCGAGGCCCTGACCAGCGGAAACGTGACCGACGCCGGTCAGCGGCCGCGGTCAGCCGTCCGCGCCTTATGGTCGTTGCACGCCTCGCACGCGGCCTGCCAGTTGGATGGATCGAGCGCGAGGTCTGGGCGCATCGCCGCGGCCCGCTTCTTGTCGACCACGGTCGCGTACCCCGTGCAGATGCCCTCGTACTGGATCTGGCATTGGTAGCTCGCAGCCTGCAGCACCTGCGGCCGGACCTGTTCCTTCCAGTATCGATCCGAAGTCACACGGCTCGACGCGGTGCGCTCACCAGCCCAGCTCACCGTGTGCGTTGGGCAGTAGCGACGGTTGCGGATCAGCTCGGTGCACGCACCACCACCACCGGGACAGCGCCGTGGAGCGCGTGGCATCAGCGGTCCTTGGCGAGCACTGCGCCGCACCCTATGCACCTGCGTGCTGTGGCAGCGCGGGTGATGCCAGCCATGCTGAGCGTGTAGAAGCGGAGCTCGAACCCGCTGGGCAGCAGGCACGATGGGCACCAGACACCCATTGTCGGAAGACCTGGAAGCAGTCGCAATCGACCCGCCTCCGCGCTTGGCATCAGGGCCGGATCCGAAGGTGCTTGAGCAAGGCGACCGAGATGCCATCGACCGCGTGGGCCATGACCTCCTCGCGACCCTCCATGCTGCGCTGGCTGTACGGATCGAGGTGGAAGCGCTGCAGACCCAGGCTTTGCCAGGTGAAGGCGACTGCTGCGTGCACTGACTCGTGGATGACGATGGTGGCCGTGAGACTCTGCCGGGCGAGGCGCATGATGCCGAGGTAGCCGTTGTGCGTGCCTGCGTGCGGCTGGAAGCAGCCAGCACAGTTGTCCCAGTAGCCGGGCTCATTCGACGGCCGGTAACGCTGTGCAGCGGCCTGGAGTTCGGTAACGGTGTCGTAGACAACCACGTTCATCCAGTACCGACGCTGCTGACGCTCCGACCAGTGACGCACGGTGAAGCGGGTCTCCATGCTCACCATCAGCGGCCGACGCCGGGCCCGTGGCCGAACACCCGCACGTAGTACTCGGTGGTGAGCCCTTTGGCCTTGGCCTCGCTCATGTACTTCCGGAGCAGGTTGTAGAGCGTCGTCCACGGCTTCGGGCTCGTCGCCCACTTCGCGCGGCCCTCGCCGCGTGTCCAGTAGCGGTTGAGTGCAGCGGATGCGCCTACGCCCGGGCTGGTGTCTGCCATGCGCTCACCTCCCGCGCTGGGCATAAGAAAACCGCTGCATCCGTGGTCCGGATACAGCGGTGCTTAGGGCACAGAGTACTAATAAGTACCGGTTCTGTCACTTACCGTGTGCACCATGGGTGACGGAGATCTTCCTAGGGCGACCAGCAACGACGAGAAAGTGCAGCAGCTCCAACGATTGGAGCGGCGCCTGGCACGCGCCCTCTCGGCTCTCGCCGAGGGGGAAGCAGATGCCGTCGATGATGTCGCAACGGCTCTGCGGGCGCTGGTCGGCCGGGGACCCGGCAACGACCTCATTCGGAGGGTGCGTAGTGCGTTGGGCCTGCGCTGGCCGCTTCTCTTCGTCGGTCCTCCAGCATCCGATGCCAACGGCGTCTCACTTTCCGTCGGCTCCATTCCCGCGAGAGTCCAGGAGCCCCCGGGCGACCGGCATTGGGTCGGAGTCAACGAGTGGACCGACCGCTTGGCGATTGTGATCGATCAAGGTAAGGGTCGGCGGAAGTTAACCTGGGAGGGTCTCATCGAGACCTACGCCAACACGTACGGCGCACACGCGGGCAAAGCCATTCCAAGGATGCTCGACGCCGCGTCGCGGCTGTATGCCGACAAACTCGATCTTGGGGAGTACTTGATCCATTGCGCAGGACTGGGCGTAGCCGATTTGGTGGGCCAGATGCTCGACGAAATCGGCGGAAATACGATTGTCCGGGGCCAGCTCTTGCGGGGCCTGCTGACCCCCCTGTACGGCTTGACGATCATAGATCGGCCGATGAAAGACATCCAGGTCAGGATTGATGACATTGGCGTCGACAAGTTCACTTACGTCATCAAAATGATTGTGAGAGATGGAGAGTGGGCACGGGTCTGGATCGAACCCGACCTTACCGGCGAAACCAAATCAATCATTTCGCTCGATATCCACGACGACGGCAAACCCGATTGGTGGCCTGACTAGGCGCAGACGGTGGGAAACCTCGCTGCGGTTACTGCGCACTTCCTTTGCGGTTGAGCCACCAAACGACCATGAGTTGAACGAAAGTCACCGCTGCGCCGCCGGCGACACCGAACCAGACACCAGACATGAATAAGTTGGAGGAGTCTCTTTCGACTACCCGTGAGTTGGTTCCAATTATGGGAGGAGTGTCGTGGTAGACGTCATAGCTTTGGTCGGCCCACCACTGAGCCATTGGCTGCGCAGCGGGAGTAGCCGTTCGAAAATTCTGTCCTGGCAGCAAGAAAGAATTCGTCGCTTCAGGTTGTTCCGACCAGCTGATCGTGTCTGCTTCATCGAAAAAAACGGCAGTGCCAACGGTGAAGTTTCTGTTTCCTCTTTCACCACCGACCACTCCCCCGTGTTGCGGCTCCACTCCGTCGAGCATGACATATGGATACCGGACTAGAACCTTGTCTCTCGAACTTGTGAAGGCCATTCCTGGCGCACCCGCAATGTCCGCCAAAACCATGATGGTTGTGAACCGATTGTTCGACCCAACCCCTGTCAAGGTTCCTCGCACAAACACGACGTCCTGCGTTCTTCCCGCGGAGTCTGCCACTATTCGTGTCTCGCTTCCGCAACTCAATCCGTGATGCGAAGTGCACTGAATCAGTGTTGCACCCGGCGGCAATTGGAAGAGCGCATCGAAAGAGAAGGTGCCGGGATTGTAGTTGGCGTAGGAGACACTCAGCGCCACTCTCACAGACCCCTTGGGTGGATCTGGCATTGCCATCGCCCAGTCGGTGTTATTGAAGAATGAGATGGGCTCACTGTGAGCTTCCATCCATGAAACGCTCTGTAGCGGACGCTCCTCAGGTCCGACTTGAAGCGAGCCGGGAACTTGAATCACCAGACCGTTGTTACCGAATGACGGTAGTTCCTCGATATCTGGACGACAGGAAGCGCCGAGCACCAAGGTGAGCCACAGCAGCACGAAGATCACCGCCGCCTGAGCCCCAACTCGGTCACCTTGAGGTGTTCTCGGCGTTACCCGGCAATCTTTAGGTGCGGCTTCATAGTTACCGACGCGTCTGATCCGCTGCAGCCGCGGTTTCACCATGGTCTGCACATTAGTCATGCTCCGCGTCGCGCAATCCGCTTCTTTCGCAGCTTGCTGCTGTACGCGACGACATCTGATACTCGGTACTCCGGCGAGCCGTCCGGGCCGGCACGCTGCGCGATGTGGCCGGCGCGCGCCCAGTTGTAGATGTCCTTGCGGGTGCGGTCGATCGCATCAGCCAGATCCCGGGCGGACATCCATTCTTCATCGGCATCTGTGAGCAGATCCGGACGCGGGAGATGCCAGTGCACGTCGAGGTCGGCCCAATGCTCATCGAGCCGCTGCAGCGCCGCGGACGGATCCTCACACTGGCCGTGAGCGATGGTCTGCACCAAACCGCGGTACGACAACCCCACCCGCTTCGCCTTGTCCTCCCGGGAGTCTCCGGGCCACGGCCACGGCCTGGCGCGCCAGCGCGTGGCCGGCTGCCCGCTCACGGGCACTCTCCGGCGTGGGCGAGGTTGCACTCGCCGCACACCACACCGGCGACTCCTGGGATGGTGTCGGTCATCAGCGACAGTGAGCTGGCCGCGATGCCCACTGATTTCCGTTCCGGTCGGGCCTTGCGTTCCGGGCGCTGGTACGGCCTCTCCCGCTTCCATGACCAGCTGTCCTCCGCAGCCTGACGTTTCTGCGCAGCAGCCTTGTTGGTGGCGGTCTTGCGGTCGTCGGCCGGGATGTGGCCGTCCACGATCTCGGTGAGGTGCTCGAGGATGATGCGGCCGGCGCCCGGGTGATCGGTGGCGGTGGTGTCGTCGCTGAGCATTCCGATCAGGTTGGCGATCCTGTCCAGGCGCGAGTAGCCCTCAGCGAGAAGCCACTTCGTGATCTTCAGCGACCGCTCATCGTCGACGTACAGCGATGTGAGGAACTGGTACTCGCGCTCCGTCCACGACGCCCCGCACTCCTTGTTGTCGCAGGTGATGATGTTCGATCCGTCGTCGCGGCCCAGCGTGGCGCCGCAGCGGGTGCAGGGCATCGAATAGCGGTGCCGCAGCTTCGTCTGCCCGAGGTGCTCCCGGGACAGCTTGTGCAGGCGGGTCAGTCGGGTGAGGACGTCGAGGCCGCTGATCTGCATGTCGGTGCGGGCCTGGGATCGGCCGTCGGCGGACCAGCCGCAGCACTCGTTGCAGTCGCCGGCGTGGACGTAGGCGGCCTGCAGTTGCTTCGCGGCGTCGCGGATCTCGTCGTCGTCCCGGATGCCCCGCGCGAGGTCCAGGAGGCGGCGGGCCGCGGCGATCTCCTCACCGTGCACCGCGCAGCGCTGCGGCTGCGCCCACACCTGCACCGTGTCGACGGGCGCCTGCGCCAGCACTGCCAGGTTCGGTTCGATCAGGTTCAGGTATGCGGTGAGGCGGTCTTTCTCCGCGGGGCGGGTGTTCTCCCACGTCAACTCCGCCACCGACCCCGCCTTCGGGTCGGACAGTTCGTCGTCGAGCATCACCTTGGCCAGTGTGCGGCTGCCGTCCGGGGTGTCCGTGTTCAGCTGCAGCGACACCAGATCCGCCGCATACCCCGCCCACTCCACCATCTCTGTCATCAGGCGGTCGCTCGTCGCGTCGATCGGGATGCCCATGTTCCGAGACGACGCCACCCGGGCCCGCTCCTCGGTGTACCGGTCCCCCAACGTCGCCCGCAGCATCGACCAGTCCTTCGACAGCCGGCGCACCGCGCCACCGAAGTGGTTCTCGCACGCCGTGCACAACTCGCCGGCGTTCTGCGTGAACCCCGGCTCCTCCTCGAGGTCGATGACCACAGGCGCTCGGCAGTGGCGGCCCGCCGCGCACCGGTGCGAACGCTGACCCGGCCTGGCATCACTCGTGGACTTCTCGAACATCAGACTCCTGACCACTTCGGCTGCTTGCGTTGCGGGACACGGGAAGAGGGTTGCGCGGTATCCGGCCGCGGTGTGACGTGCGGGCGGTGGTCGCCGGTGATCTGCAACAGCACCTTGGTGATCAACGCCAGAGCGCCGTCGCCGTACCGGTGCGTCACCTGTCCGTCAGCCATCTGGCCGTCGCAGACGTACTGCCACCGGTAGCTGTTGATGGAATCGACGTGGTTACCGCCAGGGGCGCCCGTCACGCGGAAGATGTCGATGACACCGAGCTGCTCGTCATCGATGTGCACTTCGATCATCAGGGTCATCAGTGCCCCTTCAGATCGTCCGGCAGCGGACACACGTACGGGGGGTGGACATCGCGACCACTGCGCTCGTTGAAAGTCCGGCCGCACGAGCACTGGTGGTCACCGGCGTGGGCTGCATCAAGCGAGCAGTCGCACGGGGTGCCTTCGATCCACCAATGGCACACCTCGGTGGTGGCGGGCGCGCTCACTGGATCACCTGAAGGGGTGTCCGCCGGCCGGGCACGTGCTTCGGCGATGTCCTCAGCGCGGGGTGGTTGGCCAGTGGGTGCTGGGTCTGCTGGACGCGCTGCAGCAGTTGGCCGATGGCGGCCATGGACATCGCCAGGTTGAAGGCGGTGCGCTGGCTGGGGAACGGTTCGAGGGTGGCGCCGGTGGGGCTGGTGACGGTCCAGCGGCCCTTGCGCTTGCTGACCTTCCAGCGGGGGTTCCCGGGCGTGGTCATGCCGACCTCGCCATGCGGAGGCGCTCACGGGCCGACAGGCCGCCCCAAATGCCGAACCGCTCGTCGTTGTCCAGTGCGTGCTCCAAGCACGCCTCAGTGACCGGGCAGCCCGCGCAGATCCGCTTCGCCGGCCGGGTGCTGCCGCCCTTCTCCGGGTAGAAGATCTCCGGATCCACCTCGTTGCAGACCGCCTGGGTCCGCCACCGCTGCGCCGGGAAGTCCAGGACTGGGGCGCCGGTGGTGTTGAATGCGGGCCCGACGTAGACACCGGGGAAACCTTGGTCAGTCATCGCTGTCCTTTCGGGTGAGGATCTCTCGGATCTCGGGCATGTGGCGGGCCGCGGCCGCCGCGTGGTCCTGGTGGTCGCAGATGGTCTTCGCGGGCGTGTAACCGTCGGTGTCGCAGCGCTTGCAGGCCGCGATGGCTACCGGGTCGAGGTGCGCGGTCTCGTCGTCGCGGAGCGTGGTGTCCAGGTCCACCGGGCGGCCCTCCACCGGGGGCGGTGGGTCGCTCTCGTCGAGCTCCTGGCGGGCCCGCAGCTCCGCCATACGGCGGGCCGCGTACGGATCGGTGTCAGGCATCGCTGGCCTCCAGACGCGCCTTGACGAATGCGATGCGCTGGAGCAGTTCAGATTCGGGGTCGCCGCCCAGTGACGCGATGGCCACCAGCGCGGCCAGCGCGGTGTCGGCGAGCTCGAGGAGCACCTTGTCGAGTCCGTTGGTGACGCCGTTGCGGGGGTTGGCGCCAAGGTAACCGAGGTACGCCTCGGTGGCCTCGCCATACTCCTCGCTGATCTTCAACATCCGGATGTGCTGGTCAACTCCGCGCTGGTCGTTCCACACCTTCAGCCACGCCACGTCGTCGCAAATCCCGATACCGGTGTGCTGTCGGATCAGCCGGCGGATGTACTCGGCCGCGTTGTCGTCGTTGTCGAGGAGGTGCGCGTGCAGGGCTTCCGGGACGTACCGCTCGATGAAGGCGTCGAACTCGGTGATGGGGTCAGCGGTGGGTACCGATTTCGAGTCAGCCATGAGCTGCCTCCTCTGTGAGGGTGGGGTGGTGGCAGCGGCGTGCTGGATCGATTGGTTTCCCGTCATCGCCCAGCGACCAGCCGTATTCGTCGCAGTCGGGGCATTCAGCGAGAAGCTGCTTGGCCGCGGCGTCAACAGCGGCTTGGAGGTCCTCGGATGTACGCCGCGCGTCAGCGCAGGCGCCGCAGGCCGGCGGGTGCGGGTCCTGCGCGTGCCTCAGACAGCGATTGGCGTAGAAGGGGGTCGAGGCTGGCGCGGTTCCCTGGTGCCGTTCCCTACCTACGTAACTCCCAATAGGTGCAGGTGTCAGGGTATTAGGTACTAGGTGCAGGGAATCGGCTTGGTGTTCCGGTTGGTATTCGGCACCCGGGTGCGCATCACCGTTTAGCTTGCCGTTCCGATTACCAATCCCGTTGGCATTCCAGGTGGCTTCGGTGATGGTATTCGGCTTACCAACCGCTTTGGCGATCGTGTCCACATACGGCACCTGATCCGAGGTCGGTGCATTCAGTAGCAACTCGACCGCATCCCGGCTGATCGAGTGCTTCCACGACGAGTAGTCAGGATGCTCGGCGCGGTCCCGATGCAACTCCGACGCAATGGCCGCGCGCAGCGGCCTGGACGCCACGCTGAGATAGGCGCTGGCCACCGCGACGGCGTGCTTCGGGTTGCGCATCAGCTCTTCGGATCGGATATACGCGCGCACCAGCACTTCCTCGGTGTCGGTGTCGAACAATGCGTACCGGGCCTGCTCGAGTTCGACCGCGGCACCCATGATCAGCGCCAGGGTCAGACCGGACGCCTTGCCCAGCAGCCGGTTCGGCCTCCAGTCGGTCACGCCGCAGTGCGTCAGCTTCGGGTCTGGGATCAGGACCCGGAAGTACAGCCACTGGGCCATCGGGCTCAGTGCTTCCACGCTGGCGTCGGCGGCGATGCTCAGCCGGATCCGCGCGTACTCGCGCGCCATCAGTCGTCCTCTCGTGTCGGGCAGTTGTCGTGGTGCCCCTGCATTTGCAGGTGCCATCCGCAGTCAGGGCATCGCCCCTTGGCGACGCACTCAGCGCGCGGCCACAGCGGCGGTGGGCAGGTGTCAGCCATGCGGTGCTCCGGACTTCTGGTGGTACTCGGCCACCACCTGGATGGCGCGTGTCACTGACGGGTCGCCCAGCAGTTCGGCTTCCTCTGCCTCGGTGGGCCGGCGGAGTGTTCCGAACACCGTGAAGATGGCCAGGGCCCGGCAGTACACGCACACCGCTACAGCGCCGGGTGTCGGCTTGGCTGCGTTCAGGCCGATGTGTCCGGTGAGCACCGTTCCGCATGCTGGGCAGGTTGCTTCCATATCAGCCATCGCTGGCCTCCACGAGAACGAATGCGCCTGTGACAGTGCTCAGTCCGGCGCGGGTCGGGTGCGGGTCATGCAGGATCTCCCCGGTGATCGCGTCACCCACGCAGACGTGCGGGACATCGCGAGGTGAGCGGCCGTCGATCAGGATGTGCGGGAACGCGCTGACCTCGAGGCGGCACTCCGCGCGCACCTGGTCCGGGTTGTCGTAGAACAGGGCGGTGACACCGTGGTTGGCGGTCAGCCAGTGGCACGTCTCGGCGAACCACACCGCCTCCGTGGCGCCTTCGGGGTCTGGGTAGTCGCGGACGAAGTGCGGCACCGTCGCCAGTGGGACACCCACCACGCTGGCGATGCCGGCGCGCCAGCAGTCCCCCACCGTCCCGGCATCGGGGTCGTGCAGGAACTCCTGGGTGGCGAAGTGGTGGGCACCGCGGGCCAGGAGCAGGCGGGCGATGCGGTCGGGCTTCTGGTGCAGGCCGCCGTCGTCGTCGAGCAGGAACCACACCGGGTCCCGGCCCACGGCGCCGAACCAGAACTGCACCGGCACATGCGCAGGTATCGCCTGGCTGCCCTTGATCGTGTAGCCCCGGTCCTCAGCCCAGTTCGGGTTCATGGTGATCGCGCCGTGGCAGCCCGTCGTGCCCGACCCGCACACCAGCATCAGATTCGACAGGACATCCTCGCCGCCCTGGCTCTGGTTGCGGCGATGGTGCGCGTTGTTCGCTGGCAGGCCGCAGATCTCGCAGCACGACCCGGCGCGCTCGTGAAGGTCGTCGCGCACTTTCTTCGGGATACGTTGGGCCATCACGCCACCGCCGCGATGTGCACGAGGAGTCGATCCCACTCGGGCCTGTCCACCGACGACACGCCAACGAGGCCGGTTGCCATCAGTTGGGCGATCACGTCCCGCTCGATGTTCGCGCGCGCCGCCGGCGACAGCTCCGTCCAGACCCGGATCAGCTCGTCCACCGTCCAACCCACGATGTAGGTCTGTCGGGCCAACGCGTATCGCACCGCCGAAACCAGCATCGCCTCATCGACCGCGACACGCAGATCGCCGCGGGCGGCGGCGACAGGAGTCGACCTGCTGAACGCCGGGTGGTCGCCGCGGAACTCCCCCCACCCCATCACGCCACCTCCGGGTGGCGGGCCCGCCGCCTTCGGTCCCGCAGCCGCAGTAACCGCCTCACCGTGATCGGGTCATACGCCAGTGCGGGTTCGGTCTCAATCAGCCGGTTCAGCAACTGGTAGTACCGGAGCGGCCTCAGCCCGAAACGGTCACGGATCGCGTCGTCCTTCGCCTCGTGCGACGTCGACCAGTCCTCACGCTCCATGTCCAGCATCCGGCGCTCTATCTCGGTGAGCTCAGGCATTCGACCACCTCGGGTGATCCAGCAGCCGCGCCGGCAGCATGGTCTCCATGCGGTCCACCGGGGTGTACCGGCCACTGCCCGCAGCCCGCCACTTCCCATCGGGGAACTTCTCGTACACCCGGTGGCCGTCCGGATGCATGAACTTCATCCGCAGCACCGACCCCGGAGGCAGGTCCAGCAGCTGATCGAACGTGTCGACCTCCGGCGGTGGAGGCGGATCCCACTGCGGCGCAGGCTGCTCCGGGCTCCACAGCACAACCACCGGCAGCGCTAGCTCGCGCCACGGAAACGGCCGGTCATCTCCGAACACCACGCCGTTGGTCGCGTCGAATCGGGCAGCGATAGTGCCCGCGCGCGACAGAACCACCGCCCCGCGGGGCACCGCGTACAGATCGTCGGTGGTGTCGATCATCTTCGTCATTCGCTGCTCCCCTGGGTTGCGCGGGCCAGCACGGACTCGGCCAGCTTCTTGATGTGCTCGGTTTGCGTCTGCGGCGTCGCGGTGCCGTTGGTGACATCGGGCTCGATGAGCCGATCGGACTCCATCGCCTTGATGTTCAGGGTGTCGAGGATGACCGGATCGGAGCCGTGATTGCTGACGCAGAAGTAGGCGAGGACGCCGTGTTTCTGGCCGGGGCGACCGAGGCGGCCGATCGCCTGGCGGTGCACGCCCGGCGACCAGTCAAGCTCTCCGAAGACGATGGTATTGGCGACGTCCTGCAGTCCGTCGAGGCCCGCTCCGGAGCGGAGCGACATCACGAGCACGCGGGAGTCACCGTGGACGAACTGTTCGTACGACTTCGCCTTCGCTGCTGCCGATTCCGTCCCCGTGTACAGCACTGGGTCGAATGCCTTGAGCCGTTCCATCCAGATGTCGTAGACCGCGCGGTGCCACCCGAACAGCACCACCTTCTTCTCGCTCTCCAGCAGTAGGCGAACGAAGTCGGCGACGAACGGGGCCTTGGCGATACCGGTGGCCTGACGCATCCGCCAGTCCAACTCGCCGGCCGACTGCCACTTCTCGGTGCGGGACGCGCTCTGCGACAGGATCAGCCGGGCCATCTCGATCGCGTTGCCGGACAGGTCATCCAGGACGGCTTCGTTGGCGGGGACGAGCTGCTCGACGGTTTCGATGGCCGGCAGGCTGATGCCCGCGTCGTCGCGGGTGCGGCGCAGGAACAGTCCCTGCGACTTCAGGTGCGCGCGCAGCGCCGCCGGGTTCTTCAACCGCACCTTGCCGGTGCTGTCCTGGCCGCCGCCGGACCACTCCCGCAGGAACTCGTCGCGGGAGCCGAGGCATCCCGGCTGGACGACGTTCATGACGTTGAAGATCTCGCCGCCGTAGTTGTAGACCGGCGTCGCGGACAGTCCCGCGGTGAACGGCGCCGACCGCACCACCCGCTGCGCGCCCTCGTATTTCAGGGAGTCGTCGCGGCGCAGTTCCTGGATCTCGTCGAAGATGACGGTGTTGACCCGCCCGGCGAGGTGCGCCGACAGTGCGGAGAGTTTCGCGTAGTTGATGAGGATCAGGTCGTAGGCGACGTTGCCGTCCTCGTCGCAGATCCGTTCGAGTTCCTTTTCGCCGTTGGTGGTGCGCAGCTCGATGCCCGTCAGGTCGGGATAGAACTTGCCGAGCTCGCGCAGCCACTGCCCGGCCAGGCCGGTGAGGGTGACTGCCAGGGCGGGCCGCGCGGCGGGGTCCTCCAGCAGCGCCAGGGAGATCAGCGTTTTTCCGAGACCGAGTTCGTCGACGATCAGCGCGGACCTGTTGGCGCGCACCAAGTCGGTGGCCAGCTGCTGGTAGGCGCGCAGCGGCATCGCCGGTCTCAGCCAGCCAGGGCCAGGCTTCAGCTGCGCCCGGCCGGCGAGGACCTCCGCGACCAGGGTCTCCTGCTCGCGGTGCGCGACCGCTTCGGCGGTGAGGTAGGCGCGGTCCTCGTCGGCCATGTCGAAGTCCCACCGCGACAACACCCATTCCAGCTCCCGGGCAAGTGAACGGGTTGCGGCCATAGAGATGCCGCCCTCGTCGGCGGCCATCCGGACACCGGGGATCAGCCGCTTCAGCCGGATCATCACGTCCGGCTCCGCGGTGATCGCCCATTTGTTGCCGAGATGGGTCCGGCGGTGGGCGATGGTTCCGACGACGCGACTCACAGGGCACTCTCCAGATGGATCGAGACGACCGGCTTGGAATGGATCGCGGTCGGCATAGCGGCGGCGAGTGTCCGCAGGCCAGAGGCGAACACGATGGCGTCAACGCTGGCGTGCTCGGCGTAGCGGCCGAGCTGGCGCAGCACCGCGGTGCGAGATCCCTTCACCTTCACCTCGACCGCAACCGCGCGGCCATCGGCCGTAACGAGGAAGTCGGGCCGGTCACGACGGTCGAGCCGCTTCTCACGCTCGACCTCGAACGACGAGTCCGCCAGCAGGCCCGCCATGGCGTCCTGCAGGTCCGCTTCAGTCGCCCACCGGTACGTGAAGCCGGTGAGGTGCTCGGCGACGAGCTGAGCCGCAGACGCCGCGTCGCCCATAGCAACCGCGGTCATGACGTACCTTCCTGTTTCTTCGTGGAGCACTTGTGTCCGGCCGACGGGATCCGGCCATGACAGTTCGGGCACTTCGGCGAGCACGAGAGATGCCGGCTGCCCTGACCGCACGTCACCGGCCGATCGCAGACCGTGCACGGCCTCCCGCGGCTCATGACGCCTCGTCGATGTCGAAGAGAGTTGGCATGTCCTGCACGCGTTCCTCCGCCTGGAGGTACTTCACGCCGTCGAGGTAGTAGCCGGGGTTCAGTTCCACGCCACGGCCGCGGCGGCCCAGTTTCAGCGCGCGGACAGGAACGGTCATCAGTCCGCCGAACGGGTCGAACACCAGCTCGTCCGGGTTGGAGAACCGGCTGATGAGGCGGTCCACGATGTCGAACTGCAGTGGACAGACGTGCATCTGTTGCGCGCGTTGGGATTGCGTGGTGTTGAGGGTGAGCATCCGGTTGACGTCGTGCCACACTTCGGGGGCCCAGGACCCCGGCGCCAGGGACATGAAGGTCGCGGGGAGGGAGCCGCGGCCGTCGAGCTGCTCGCCGACCTTGATGTGCGACTCGTAGTCGTACACCTCACGCAGGGTCTGGTCGGTGAACAGCCGGGACAGTTGGTCGGCCGGCAGGGCGGCAAGCTCGTCGGCGGTGAGGATACGGTTGCCGGAGGACCGCCAGAACGCGTGGGCGTCGACCTGCCAGCGGGCCCGGGTGTAGGTGTCTTTCGACTTGGTGACCGGGGTGTCGGCGTAGCCCTTGGAGCGGTCAGTCTGGGGCTTGTGGAACAGGAGAATGTACTCCGGGGAACCGACACCCATCTTCGTGCCGTCCTTGCACTGCTCGGACCAGCCGAGGCGGTAGGTCTGGTTGTTCTCGCGGACCACGTCGGTGACAACGGTGATCATCCCGAGGTAGTCGAAGCCGTGCCTTCGGCCGTGGAAGATGGCCTCAGCGTGAAACGGTGACACGGTGGGCACGCCAGCGCCGGTGACGTTGCCGAACAGGATGCGGTCCTTGACGTGGCAGGCGTAGATCCGGCCGGGCGCGAGGATCCGCAGCAGCTGCGGCGTCAGGTAGTCCATCTGGGCCCAGAAGTGGGTGTTGTCGTCGGTGTGCCCGAAGTCGTTATAGCTCGGGGTGTACTCGTAGTGGTTTGCGAACGGGATGCTGGTGACGATCAAGTCAACCGAGTTGTCCTGCATCGTCTCGGTTTCCGCCACGCAGTCGTTGTTCGCGGCGAGCCACCTCTCCCCCGACGCCTCGATCCTGTCGACGCCGATGGAACGCTGCAGGGCCTCAGCGACGGTGGTCGGCGCCAAGCCGAACTCGCGGATGATCTCGGACATAGTGGCGGTCAACTCCCGATGCTCGGCCCACTTCTGCTGCAGGGTGCGCACCACCTCGCGCTCAGATTCGGCGTAGATGATGTCGATGCGCACGGTGTGCTGCTGCTGGAAGCGCTGCAGGCGGTGGATGGACTGGATGAAGTCGTTGAACGAGAATCCGACGCCGACGAAAATGGCGCGGTGGCAGTGGCGTTGGAAGTTGCAGCCCGATCCCGACAGTGATGGTTTGGTGGCCAGGATCCGGTGGCGGCCGTCGGCGAAGTCGATGACACGCTGCTCTCGCTCATCCAGGTCGAGGGTGCCGAACACCTCCACCGCCTCGGGGATCGCGGCCTTCAGCGCGCGGCGTTCATCCTCGAGGTCATGCCAGAGGATGAAGTGGTCCTCGGGCGCTTCGTTGACAAGCTCGCAGGCCTTCGCCACACGGTCCTCGAGCGTTTCCCGCTTCTCCCGGGCGGCGGTGACGGTGGACATCTTGCCGCCGCGGAACAGGATGCCCTGGCCGTCGCGGTCGGCCGGCGCCGTGGAGTGGTCGACGTCGATCTCCTGCCAGCGGACGTCGAGCTCCGGCAGGTCGTAGCCGTCGTCAGGATGGCCTAGGTCGGACGGCTTCTGCACAAACACCGCCCACGTGTTGAGCCACAGCCAGAACTCACGCTGCTTGTGGGGGTACAGAGTGAGGTTGTTGGCCTTCGTCGAGTCCCGCTGGAAGAACCGGGTGAGGGCCTGGCCGGTGTCCATCACGCCGAGGAACCCCGCGTAGTGGATCAGCTCCTTGTACCGGTTCGGCGACGGCGTGGCGGTGGCGACGAAACGGTACGGCACGCCATCGAACAGCGGCAGGAACGTCTGGTAGGTCTTCGATCCGAAGGACCGCAACACCGACGCCTCATCCAAAGACACCGCGGTGAACCAGGAGACGTCCACCTTGCCCTCGCGCACCGACTCGTAGTTCGTCAGATAGATGTCAGCGTGGGCGTTCAGACCCACCAGCTCCGCCGTGGACCGTATGAAACGCACCGTTAAGCCGAGCATCTCCGCATCGCGCACGAACTCCTGGCGCACACCCAACGGGCACACGATGAGTGCCTTCAGACCCGGCATGCCCGGGCCGGCCGGCGTGAACGCATTCCCGTATCGCTCGCTGGCAGCGCTGTTGTCAGCTTCGGTGCGGCACTTCAGCGTCAGCCGAAGTATTTCCAGCTGCATCACCGACTTGCCGAGACCGAACGACGCGAAGATCGCCCGCCTGCCGCCCTGCACCGCCCACCGCACGATGTCGCGCTGATGCGGCTTCAGGATCGGATGGACGTCATCAGCAGAGACCTCGAACCCGAACGTCGAGTCGAAGCGCACCTTGTCCGCTAGGAACTCTGTGTAGGCCTTCTCGGCGATCTCCTGATCAGTCCTGATCGCGAATGGGCACGGCTGGGTGGGATCGAGGCCTTCGCGTAGCTCCAGGCGGCGCTGCGCGGCGGCCTCGTAGGTCGCGCACGTCTCGACCTCGGCGCCGGTGCGCTGGTTGATGATGCGCGCGGCCATCAGCCCTGCACCTTCCCCAGATAGTCGAGACGGTCCATCTCGTCCTCATCAGCCCACGCATTGTGGTGGCCAGCAGGGCACACGCCAGAGCCGTTCTCGTTCTTGAACATTCGGTGGCAAGTGCTGCACTCAATCAGTTCCATCGGCAGCCTCAAACTTCCGTGGGGCGTTTCCATGACCGCGAGGACAGAGAAAGTGCTGATTGTCGAGCTCGAGCGGCACCCCGAACGCAATCGCACAGCGGTCACACACCACCAGTTCGAGCACGATGTGCACCTTCAAGGTCTGCGGCCCGCTCGGCGCCGGCGGCGTCGGGGACACCTCTTTTCCATCGGAGACGATGCGCGCGATCTCACGCTCCAGATACCACTTCGCCTTCTCAAGGTCCGTGATCGTGGCCTGACCCTCCTTCCGGCCAGCACGAGCGAGGTACTTGATCGCGTTGCCGCGGTTGAAGTTCAGCCGTTCGGCGATATCGACCACTTCGGCACCGTTGGAGAACCCCTTGTAGTGACTCGGGTTGATCTGGTCAGCCACGCTTCGCCTCCGCGGTCAGCGCGACGGCCATGCCGATGCGCGCGTTGTGTGCAGGTGTCCGGTCATGGCGGCCGCAGGTGCAGTTCTGCCCGCACCGGCGCCCAGCGCGGCCTGCCTGTGAGCGGTGCTTTCCGCACCGGCAGTCGTCCGGGCACGGGCCCGGACGGAATGCGTTGGCCCGGTTCTTCGCGCGCACCTCCGCGGTCCTCGCGTACGTGCCCCGGGTCATCGGCTCGCCGCCTTCACGATCGCGACGAGCAACGCCAAGACCAGCAGTACCGCCACCGGAATCCAGATCGGACCGAACACCCACCACCAGGACCACGACTGCACCTCGGTGTCGCCGACGCCGAGCTTCAGGACCAGGAAGATGAGAAACAGGACGGCGAGGAACCGCGCCCCGGGTCCGCCGCGGTTGGGTTCGCGCAGGCTGCGCTGACTGATGATCGTCACGGCGCCACAGCCCAGTTGATCGCGTCGACAACAACTCCGACGGTGACGCGGACTGAACTTCGACCCTCCGCGAACTGGGCCCAGTCGCCCAAGATGCGGTCGACGATGAGGTCATTTTCCTCCGCAGTCAGCTCGACGCGGCGAGAAGCGGGCCGCCGGAGGATGCGGTCCGGATGGCCCGGCCGGCGCAGCACCACCGTGGCATCGGGCCCGTGGACCTGCTCGATCGCGTCCAGCGCGCCCCGCTCCTCGGAGTACCGCTCCGTCGGCCGCTCGAACGCCTCATGATTGCCGGCGTCCGTCACGATCCAGCGCCACGGCTGCTCCGGCTTCCGGCCCGGGAACCGGCGGACACCGGTCTTCTTGATCAGCTCGACGATGATGGTCGGCTTCATATCGTGCCTCCGATTCCGAACTCTGGGAGAACTGGTTGGCCGTCGCTTCTCCCCCACAGATGAAGCGCAGTGGGGTGGATGTTGACGTGGTGAGTGAGCGGCGCGAAGACCTGGTAGGCGTATCCGTCGCCGAACACGGCGCGGTGCAGGATCACTAGATCGCCGTACGTAGGCATGGTCACGCGGTCGCCGTTGGCGAACGATGCGTGGATGTACTCCACGCCGTCGAAATCCGCCTCAGAGACAAGGATCTCCGACGCGCGGTCCCGGCGTTCGATGCGCCAACCCGCGGGCCCGTACTCCGTGGGGACCGACCACTCTTTGCGGCCCAGGATCGACCGCATACGCAATGGGTCTACGGTGCTCACACTCAGCGCCATCACGCCACCGCCTTAAGGGCGAGGTCGTACTGGTTGATGCCCCAGACGATGGCGTGCAGGGACAGTAGAAAGTGGTAGTCGTACTCGTGGAGGTTCCACTCCCATGTGTCGGCGAACTCGAAGACACCCGCGTCGCGGCGCGGCCATAGGACCCGGTGTGGCCGGAAGTCACCGGACTCCTTCGCCGGGAGCCGGTCGAGGATCGCCGGCGCGGCGACCGTCTCAGCTTCCATCCGGAACCGGAAACCGTTGAGCGCGCGGCGCGCGATGGCCTCGTCGTAAATGACGTCATCGGAGAGCACCTCTTCACGCAGGGCCTGCCATAGAGGTCGGTGCGGAAGCGGCAACCACTCGCGGCGCTCTTGGAACTCTTCAAACACCATGCGCTTGAACAGGTCCGGCGAGTACGAGGTGTGCTTCTGCGGCCGGCGCAACTTCTCGGCCCAGTAGCTCGCGTTGATGTGGCCAACCGGACTGCGGAAGAACTCGAACATGTCGTCCAGGCGGGCGAAGTGGTAGTCGCCGATGTCGCCGGTGATCACCAGGTGCCTCGGCCAGGTAACGAGATCGAAACTGCCGATCTCGTTCTGCGGTGACCGGAACCGGACGTGCCGATACACGCCCTCGTCGCGGAGCACCGTCATCTGATGGTGCTCGACGTAATGCTGCAGCGCTGTTGCGGGATCGCTCATCGGTTCTCCCAGATCAGCTGTGCGGGAAGCGCCAGCTTGCGCCACTGGAAGGGGCGGTCGTCGCCGAACACAACACCGTGGAGGGCGTCGAACCGGCACGCGATGGTGCCTGCCTTTGACCGGACGACAGATCCGGTGGACACTCGGTCCAGATCCTCTGCGGTCTCGATGCGCTGAGGCTTGAGTTCTGCCAGGCGTTCGTAGACGCACATCCAGTCGCCGTCGCCGTCCTCGCCAATCAGGTCGTGCGAATTGGTTGCGTCGAGGACGTCCTGATTGATCCGGTGGAGCAGTTCGCCGAGCGTCTGTCCGCCGCGCCGCAACTGCTCCACTTCAGCGACCAACTCTTCGGTGACCGCGGCCCTTCGCAACAGAGCATCTTTGGTGTGCTGCTGGTTGGCGAGCTCCGCGATGCGCCGGTCCTCGGAGATCTCGTGTCGTGCGCGCTCAACGATGTCGCTCACTCGGGTGCTCCCATCACGTCGGTGTCCCAGTGGGGTCGGAGATCGGCCGCGGGGAGCCAGGGCAGTTCGTCGTCGAACTCGATGTCGTCGAACGGGACGGGGACCGGCGTCGGGACAGCGGCGATCAGACCGCGCTGGCGGATGACGTCATCACGGATCAACTGGGCAACCCAGACGGTGCCCGCGGCGACGGCCACCGCGGTGGCGATCAACGCATCGCGACTGAACTGAGTCGCGAGACTGATGATCGCGAAAATGACTGCGCACCAGAAGATCGCGGACGCGACGAAGCGGACCTTTTCCCCCGCGGTCACAGCCTGGAACCGCCCATCACCAGCGGCATGTACTCGTCGCAGAAAGCGCCGATGCTCGCCCCGACGAAGTACGCCGACTCCGCCAACGGCAGCGTCGACACACTCGCCACCTCGCTGGCCACCTCCAGCGGCGTGAACCCCTCATCGAGGTACTCGCACACCGCGTGCCCGGCGCCGATCGCCGCAGCTGGCGACGCATAAGTGATGCCCTCCGCGTCGAGGGTCTGAATGAACGCGACATCCTTCACCGGGTCCGCCTTCGCGTCGGTCAGCCCCAGGAACCCGGGTCCAACCATGCCGACGAAGATCGTCAGCGGCGCCAGCGGCCACCACTTCCAATCCTTGACCGCAGGACCGTGCGCTATCGTTCTGGATGACATCGGGATTCCTTCCAAGTTGATTCCGTTGTCGACTTGCCCCGGGCCCACCAGCCCGGGGCGTTTCAATCTCCGAGAGCCTCGAATTGGCCGCCGCGGTCACGTAACTCAGCGACCAGCCGCGGGATATGAGGTCGGTGCGCGCAACACAGCAACGCGCCCGCCGCCTCGTAGAACAGCTCACTGTCCAGCCGGTCCGGCTCGGCCGCGGGGAAGTCGGTCGAGACAGACGTGAGGCGGCGCGGGTCCGCCGGGGGGACAACGGACCCGCGCCCAACCACCGACTCATCGGTGGAAGCTGAGTGCCCCGGGCCAACGGACGACAGCCCATCCGCGGACACAGGCCCGGGGCCAACCGCTACAACCGGCGACAGTGAACCGGGAGCGGAAGATTCGATCCCACGACGCACATCAGCACGCAGCGGGACGGCACGACTCAGACACAGGTCGGCGAGCTGGGCGCCCCACCTGGGAATCGTCAACTCCCACAACGAGGTCATGGGCGTCGCTCCAACTCAGCCACCGCCACATGCAGGCCGGCTATAGCCTGCTCTGCGCATCGCTTCCAGGCGTCACACGCGACGTCGGCGGCGAACAGCGCCACGAACAGCAGCGCGATCAACAACTTGTCCAGCACAAAGCCGTGCAGCAGGAACACCGCCAAGTTCGTCACTGCTGCGGCAGCAAACATCCCGCGCAACACCCAGCTCCACCTCATGACTGCCTCCCGGACCGGGGCTCACCGCGGCGCGCGGCCTTCTCCTCCTGGCCGCCACCGAAGACGGCGAGACCCAGCGGGATGAGCGCGATTACCAGCAGCACGGCGATGTCGAACGGGTCGGTGCTCATGACGCGCCACCGGGAACCACGGTGAACTTTGAGCCGGAAGCGTCATCCGTCGACGCATCAGCTGTCTTCGCCTTGCGGCGCGCGCGGGTGGAGTTGACGGCGGCGGCCGCGAACACCGAGGCCACCATGCCGAGCACCCCGGTGACTGCGCCGACAGCGCCGCCGATAGCGGCGGACTTCGCGACGGTGCTCATGACACCCTCTGCAGACGTCGACGTTGAGAGGCCGCGGACGGACCGCGCCGAGGGGCGGGCGGAGTGGCGGTGTCTCCGGCCGCCGCAGTCTCTTCGTCTCGCTGCTCGACCAGGTGAGCCGTCTTCCGTCGTGCCGCCCAGGTCTCTAGCGCTGCATCGACGTCCGCCCGGGTCATCCGCCACGACCGGCCGATCTTGCGGCCAGTGATTCGGCCGGACATGATCTGCGCGGTCAAAAACCGAACTGGGTCGCGCATCTGATCACCGAGGCGCAGATCCTCGGCCACCTCGTCGAGACTGAACGTGGCCGTCATGACGCCACCGCCGGCGACCGGTCCAGCTTCTTGCGGAGGAAGTCGACACCCGACGGCAGCACCTTAGAAGGTTGGTTGCGATCCAGTGCGGCGAAGGTGCCGGACACTCCATCGGTCTCGGGGATGCGGATCTGATCGGTCACGACTCATCACCGCCGAACGCAAACTCGCAGTGCGCGTGATTGTCTCGCCAAGCGTCCAAGAACTCTCGGTCGGCGTGACTGCGCGCGCGGTCGATGGCGGCGATGACATCATCAACCGCCTGGATGTCGTGGTCTTCGAGTGCGTGGCCGTACAGATCGGCGTGCCGCTCAGCTGCCGCGAGGCGCTCGTCGTCGGTGGCGTTGACCCGGCTGTCGCGAATCTCCAGGACCGACCCGCACACGCATCCCCCGCCGCTGACGACCGGCGGGGCGAACGTCGCCGTCCACACCGCTCGCTCGTGTTCACGAATGTGTTCGTCGGCCGCGGCCATAGCGTCGAAGAGCACCGTCGCCGGCCGCGCAGTGAGGGCATCGCCTATGCGATCCAGTACGGCGGTCATGCGGGCACTCCGATTGCGTCTGCGCTGCCGATTGACACTTCGGCCACGGCGGGAGCCTCGTGCGCGACGAAGAGGTCCTCCCAGTCGCAGTCGAGACGCGCCGCGATGGCGATGGCCAGGTCCTCGGAGATGTTTTTCAGCTGACCGTTCTCGATCTTGTAAATCGTGGTCTGCGTCCGCCGGACGAGGAATGCGAGGTCGCGCTGCGTGAGGCGTTTTTGCTTCCGCTTCCTTCGAACCTTGGCTGGGTCAATGACTTCCATCCAGCAGTCCTTTCGAATGATCGGCGGGCGTCGTCGTGCAGATCTCATCGTGCCTCCCAGTTTTCAGAGTGTCAACCGTCAGGGCAGACGCTAGACGCTGGGTTGTCACGCTGTCAACCGTCGATTCCACGCGCTGACATGCGACGATGAATTACGTGGTTGTCATACGATTTGCTGCGACACTGGTACACCAAATGAGTCGTACGCAAGGTTGGTGCTCGTGAACGCAGCTACCCTTCGAGACCTGCTCCAGCAGGCCGTCGACAAGCGCCTGGCCGACGGCCTCAGCGCTGGACCCCGGGAGCTCGAACGACTCGTCGAGGCCGAGGAGACCGCACACCCACGCGGGCTGTCGCTCAATCGGACCACCGCGTCGCAGATACTCCGGGGCACCTACAAGGGCAGCAGCTCGGCGTCCGACGGAACCATCCGCGCAGTCGGATGGCTCGCCGGCGTCAGCGATGAAGTCGCGTTCGCAGCAGCAGGTCGCCGCATCCCCGGACCGCCGTTCGCCGCGGAGCTCCCACCGGGTGTCGACGACCTGTCACCGAAGGAGCGGCGCGCAGCGATCGAGATCCTGCGCGCCCTCGTGGCGCAGCGACAGGAGATCAACCAGTATGTGGATTCCACTGCCGATTCGGCCGCGACGGCGGGAGCATCGAGCGAAGCGCGTGAAGACCAGGAGGTCGTGACCCCGCTACGGAAGTCGAAGCGCGAAACCTCGATACCGCAGGCGGCGCGCGATTTAGGAACGCAATCAGAGGGACGTCGACGGCGCGAAAAGCAGGACCGCGACGCGGAGCGTCCCGACTCATCAACGGGTCACGAGGACTGAGGCGGCTCGACACCGATGGGTGATAGCGAATTTCCGTCCCTGAAGGCGACCAAGCTGCTCAAGGTTCTGAAGAAGATCGGCTACAGCTACGAACCGGGCTCGCGAAAGGGCGGAAGTCATTGCAACCTGGTCGCGGAGGGACGAAACCGCATACGCTGGGCGTTTCACAATAAAGTCAGCGTGCCGCCTCGTTCGGTGAAATCCGTCCTGGTGGACCAAGCTGGTCTATCGGTCGAGGAGGCGAAGGAGGTGCTCGGCATTGTCTGATTTGCATGTCATCTTCACAGAGGCGGGAGACTACGGCTGGACCATCGAGTCCCCGCAGATCCCGGAACTGATCGGCGGCCGCGACACCTCCGATGAGCTGATCGGAGACGCTGGCGAGATCATCGAGTGGGCCAAGGATCCGGATCAGACCTTTGACGAGTGGTTCGGACACGAGCAACACCTCGTCGAGGACCCTGCCGGGCGCACTTTCTTGATTCGCTGGTTATTCAACGGCGGTGACGAAGACTATGACGCTCGCGTCGATACGGCCGATCGGCTCAACTACGCCGTAGTTTCTGGGTTGGTGAACTCCGAGGAGTACGGCCGACACCCTCAGTTACCCACAACGGGTGAGTGTCTCTACATCTGCGTTCGCGGGTCCGACACGATGGGCTGGATCTCGGCCCAGCTCGATGATCGATATGACCGATGTGTGCTAGCGCAACACCTCGGTGACGGTGGGGTCGTGCATCTCCCATTCGGCCGAGCTGGAGTGTTGCGGGCCGGCCTCAACACAGAGGCTCTCGGGCTGACGGACAGCAGCACATTCGATGAAATGCGGGACGTGGTAATGGCCCACGAGATCGACGGCCTTCGACAGACTCACCTGACACTGAAGAAGTCCAAAACTTTCCCCCGCCATATCGAAAACCGTTTAATCACAAGCATGTAATTCGTCCCGACTATCTTTGGTTGTCAGACCGTTGCCCTACCGTCGGCGCCCATGGGGAGATACGACCCGTGGAGGGATCTAGGCAGACGCACCTACTTGCGCGTTGAGTTCGTCGACGAGCCCACCGGACGCCGAGGACGGATTCGCGGCAATACGATCCTCATCGACCAGGATCAGCTGCAGGCCGAGCGCCGCTGCACCGTGGCGCACGAACTGGTGCACGACGAGCGCCGCATCTTCCCCGCGGACCCCGTGATGCACGCGAAGGAAGAGACGCTTGTCGAGCGCACCGCGGCGCGGCGGCTAATTGCCATGCCGGATCTCGTCGACGCTATGCGCGCGTGTTCTACACGGCTGTCAGATGAGCTCGCCGAGCACCTGTGGGTCGACCCGCCGATGCTGGAGGCTCGGATGTCAGCGCTCGACCCCGTGGAGGTCGCGGAGCTCGAGCACCAGCTGGAGGACCAGTGGCTTTGGATCCCCTGACGGCGCAGCAGCGCGCCGTGCTCGAGCTGGAATCGCAGTGGTTCGCGACGGCCGGCGGCAAGGACGATGCGATCCGCGCACTGGGCGTCTCCCCGATCCGCTACTACCAGCAGCTCAACGCCCTGATCGAGACGGAGGCCGCGCTCGCGCACTCCCCCGCGACGGTGAACCGGTTACGCCGCACCGCACGCCGGGTGAAGCGGACAGCTTCACACCGCTGAACTTAACCCTGCACCTTCACCGACCGGGCGGCGCAGCGCCTTGCCGAACACCGCGGCGGCCGCGGCCGCCGACTTCCGGTCGAGATGGCCGTAACGGTCGATGGTGGTCTTGATCGACTCATGGCCGAGATGCTGCTGGATCACGGGCAGCGGCTGGCCGTCGGCGATCAGCCAAGACGCGCAGGTGTGCCGCATGTCGTGAGGCCGCGGCTTCTTCGTGAGGCCCTTGGCCTTCGCCCTGGCGATCGACGGGTACCAGACGTTATTGCGGAAGCTGGTTCCGCGCACCGGGTTGCCGCGGGTGTTCACGAACAGCCACTCGGCGCTGTAGTCCAGCTCGCCGAGCACGTCGGTGTCGACGTTGATGGTGCGGTTGCTGCGCTTCGTCTTCGTGCCGCCGAGCTCGTATCCGGTGTCGTCGTAGGTGCGATGCCATGCGCGGCCGATGTGGACGGTTCCGCGCTTGCGGTTGACGTCGCCCGGGCGTAGCGCGGTGAGCTCGCCGAAACGAGCGCCGGAGGCCACCATGAAGTCGAGCATCGGCCACCAATACTTGGTGAAGCCGGATCGCATGAGCTCGTACTCGTCGTGGTCGAGGAACACCATCTCCGTCGTCTCGCCGGCGGGCAGCCGGGTGCGGGCCGCGGGGTTCGATTCGAGCAGGCCCTTCTCGACGGCGGCGTTCAGGCCGGCGGACAGGAAGCCGTGCCGGTTGGCGATGGTCTTGCCGGACAGGCCGCGGTCCGCGAGGCCCTGGACCCAGGCGGCCACGTCGTCGCGGGTGAGCAGGTCGATGGGCACCGCGCCGATGGGTTCGTCGATGTCGTTGCGGAGGTAGGACTCGTAGTCGTAGATGGTCGACTTCACGACGCCGGTCCTAGTCTTGATGTACTGCGTCAGCCACTGGTGCACGGTGAGCGAGCTGGACCGCTTCGCCGCGCGGATCGTCTGCCCGATCCCCCACGCCTTCATCGCCTTCTCGGCGCCGATGGTGTTCACCGCGGTGCGGAACTCCTCGGCTTCGGCTGTGTCGTCCTTCGTCGCGCCGTCGAAGGTGGTGGACGTCTGCTCCCCGTTGAACGAGTAGAGCACCGCGTGGCCCCAGCTACCGTCGGCCCGCTGTCGGCTCCGAATCGACGCCAT